GCGTAGTCGAATTCGTCAAAGATCGATATCTCGTTTTCTCCGTGCTGCATTGTCCAGCCGACATCTGTGCGACAATTTGATATAGACCCGTGATACAAACCAATGTTAATAACATTATAGTCGGTAGGATCTCTCCAATTATCGCTATCAAATACGCTAAGAACGTTGAGACATATTTCTTCATTTATTTTTACCTCTCCGCTATTCTTCAATAAGAAGAGGTTTGGAAGATCCAAAGCTTCAACTATTGGAGTAATAGCATCTTCTCGGCTACTATTTTTCAAGTTGCCGTCATGGTTTCCAAGTATTATATAGGTCGGTGCAATAGAATTTAACCCACTTAGGAATTCTGAGCACATCTTTACGAACTCGGGAGAGATGTTTGTTTTGGAGTGTGCAATGTCTCCACAGTGGATGATATAATCCACCTTTTCTTCTTCTAACTTCTTATAAAGATTAGAAAAAACCTCACGGTATTCTGTATGATATTTTAAATTTTTTATGTGTGTATCTGCAATATGGGCGATTTTATAGCTCATTCATACTCCAATAAATATTAAAAATACTTTCTAGATTGATTTGGGATGCGTCTAGTTTAAGATCTTCTGCTTCTGTTTTTGTGATCGATCCAATGTCTTCTATCTCGGATGTATTTATCTTGTAAACATCTAACCCGTATTCTAATAGAAGAGATATAATCTTCATTGATTTTGATAGTGCGTCCTCGTCTAAACCAATAAAAACTTTTGTTTGTTTTTCAGCAATCTTCTTGAATAGCTTTGTTGTTTCTTTCAGGGTCGAACCCAATATAGGAATAGAGTTGCTCATTTTGATAGAGTCAAACGGACCTTCGACAAGAGTTATCGGTTTGTTCCAATCAATAAGAAGATCGTTAAAAATAATATTTTTTGATGCCGGTGGGTTCTTATAAGATAACCAATCACCAGAATAAGAACGGGCTGTAAAATAGTTACAGTTTCCTTCTTCATCAAAAGACGGTATTATTATACGCTTTTTATACTTACCTGTCAAGCAAAAACCTATTTTATAATATAGGATGTCTTTGTGTCCAATTCCTCTTGACCAAAGATAAGATATCGCATCCTTTGCAGCCGGAGGTAGACCCTTCTTTGCTAGGCACATGTATTCTGCTGGTAGTTTTACAGGGGGCAGCTTTTCTTCAGGCTGGTTAAAGATAAGGTCCATAGTAGAAAAGTCTACTTCTTGGTCCAGTAAAGCCCAATCGTGTCGGTCATCAATAGACCCAAACCGCTTGATAAGATAGGAGATACCACCTTTTGTATCGCAAACCCAGCACTTGAAAAAACCTTTATCCACATTGATTGATAGTTTCTTCTTGTGGTGTTTACAAAAAGGGCAGTTAAACAAAAGCTCATCTTTGGATGAATAAGATGAGCCAAGAACTTCTGTTAATATATTTTTTTTGTTTCTCATTTAGAGTGTTTGTCTGCGACTACCGAAGCTGCAAAAGAATCAGGCTTGATCTTACAAGCAAATCCAGATCCAACTGTGTAGCCTACTAGCATTTTAGCCATAGGTGAGGTTCTATTATTACATTCTTCTGGTGAAATGTCAATATGTATTTCTACATTTGTCGATGGGCACAATTCTGTTATCTTCATTGCCATGTTTATTGACTTCTCTGCTTCCTTAAGAATGCGGTTGTAAAATCTATCAGGGTCATTATACTTTTCTATTTTATAAAAGTAAAGACCTCCTTTCTGATTTTCAGCGCCGACGAGGACGATGGTGGTTGTAAAGGTGCATTTTCCCGTTTTTACGTGAGAATCTGTGCCTACAATGACTTGTCCTTTGTTTTTATTATGAGATTTTATTTTTTGTGTGATATCGAAAAAGTTTATGGATTTACCTGCACCGGTAGTCCAGTTCATTTAAGTCCTGCCTTCGCTACTACTATTGCATCAGCAATATCAAAATACTTGGGTCTAGGGTTGCCCTTATGAGTATATTCTACACTAAAGTCAGGGCAGTTGTCAAGCACCCATTGTAGGATTTGTTTTTTTGTATCTTTACCTTTTTCTACCTTTATTTCATTAAGTTTTCGTGCTTGCTGGGCAGTAAAGTAGGTTGGTTGATGCTTGAACGTCTCATAACATATCCACGACACTGTACCATTAAACTTTTGCAAAGCAGCCATAGTTTTCGCTGTTGAGCCGCCAGAGCCAAAAAACATAAAAGGTTTCTCTATAAATACTTTCTGGATTGGGTACTGTGCCTTGATTTCTTGTAGACCATCTTTAACATATTGAATTTTATCAAAAAATGTTTCAAATTTATTTTTATTTCTTGTGTCCCAAACGCCAGAGCGGATTATTTCACCCTCTCCGTCTAAGATACAAAAACCAGTTATACTGGTGCTAATATCTAATCCTAATATCATATAGTGATTCCTTAAATGTCTAGCTTTAATCTAAATGTGTAGTCTACCTCTTCTAGTTTCTTAACTGGTTTAGACAAGTTGGCTATTGCTATGAGGTTTTTATCTTTATCGTATATTCCTACTTTACTTATGAAAGTTTGCGGTTTAAATTCTTCTTCATACTTATAAAAAGAAGAACTTATAGTGTTTTTTATAGCGATATCATTATCTTGAAAGTAGCCGCCTGAGCCTGTTTTGTAATCAAAAGAGGAGCGGTATTTAACGTACGTTGGGTTTGAAGAAAAATTTAATTCTCCCAATGGCGCGTCGGCATGCATCGTTAGTGTATTTATATAATTTGTGCCTTGAAAATTAAGTGCAAAACTTGCAGAAGGAGTTACGTCTGTTGAGCCATCATTTGCACCAGCACAGAAGTCTAGCCATTTTCCATTTCTAGATACTGCTCCAAAATCGTGAGATGCCTCTGTTAGATTCCAACTTCCAGTCAACAAGACGAAACCCTCATTATATAAAACCACGCCTGCGACCGATCCTGAACCATTAGACTGTGCGAACGCTGTGCCGCTAGTTTGTATTAATTCACCATTACTGTACAAGTCTTCACAACGCGCAACTAAAGTGCCAGAAATGAAAAAATCTAATTTAACTGATTTTTTGTGTATATCTGATCCATAAAAAATACTTGGTATGCTGATCAACGTAACGTCTTGTGTTGCTTTATTACCCAAAGAAGAATTAAAAGAATAATGATTGCTAATTGGAGTATAATAATTTAAAGTGTTCTTAAGCGCTAGCAAATGAGAGCCCGTTGGACTTGTCGTAGAAGAAAACACCTCCCTAACTATAGATGCTGATAATGGGTAGCTACCAGTTATTATATCACCATATAAAAATTGATTAAAGCTATTATCACTTATAGTTGAAAAAGAATTCAAAGAAGAATCTTTTGTGATAAATGGAAATATTTTTGCCTTAACTCCCGTATCGGTGTCTGGATCGTATGTATGTTTAGAAAAATCGCGATCTATATTAAGCTCATAAAGACTAACGTGTCCAGTGGGAACATGAGTTACGTTATTTAGGTGCGCACCAGAGATGGCGTTTCTATTGTCATAATAAATCTTATTATTATTTACAAAAAACACATTATCAGGATAGGTTTTTATCCTGTTTCTTAATATGTCTCTTGGACCAAACTTGTAATAAGGCATTTTAGTAGTCTAATCTTACCCTCAAAGTTAATTCATTTGAAGGAGTTTTCTTCAACGGCTCCGATAGTTTTGCTACCGCCAGCAGTTCATTATCTGCAGAATAAAGACCTACAGTTGTAATGTAAGAAACTGGCTGAGCCTTTGGATTATCATTTTTAACTCTAATTTTACTTGCCGTTAAGTAAGTTGGATTAGCGCTATAGTTGTAATCTTGAGTATTCGCACGACAGAAATAAATGGTAGAATTAAGTTCTGTTGTGTTGTTAAAATCAATATTATCCAACATCACTCTAAAACCATCAGCTAATTGCGTTATGGTTGAACCGGTTAGTCTATTATCGACTTGTCTATCAAAAAGCAATGCAGGGATTTCAGCGTCTGCGGTAGGAGCACCAAATGCGCCAGTAAAGTAAGATGCAGTTATAACTGCTATACCAGCTTGATAGTATATGTGTCCGATTGCAGGGTTCTGGTCTTCGCCCGTATTATTAGATGCCGAGAAAAGCAATCCGTACTCTCCAGCTGGAGAGTTTACTTTGAAGCTAGTTGCCGCACCATAATCACCAATTGTCTCACGGGCAGCGCGATCGTTTGAACTGCTTATTGAACTAGCTGTTGCATACAATTTAAGTCTAAAAGAATCTTTTTTAATTTCGTCTTTAGTTAAAAGTCTTGCAAAATTAAGGAAAAAACACTCTCTCATTTTTGTGCCGCCGGCTACAATATTACCATCAGTATCAAACTCTTGTATAGAACCCGTTACATCATACCCATAAAGCACTTGAGCGTGCTGATTGTAGATGTTTATCTTTTTAGCATTTTGAGTGTTACTCGCTGCCGATAAAGCACTATTAGCTGAGTATCCAGCTGTAATGTCAAATATGTGATTTGCAGAAGAGCTTAAGAAGGGGTAATCAGATACCGCTTCAAACATTCCGTGAGCAAATGTTTTAATATTTTCGTCACTATAGGTACCCGAGACAATTGTTCCAGTGATTGGAATAGCCTCATGGAGAAGTGTTCTTGTGTTAGCAATATCGCTGTTTAATAGAGTTTTAAATGTAGTAGCCATTTATTTTTCCTTTTAGTCGTTAAGTTTTAGTAATCTTACGGGAATATCAAGTTGGTAACCAGTAGTTACCCCGGTCACTCTGACAGTCGTATCTAAGAAAAAGTACGTATTACCATCTGGAGTGACTGTGCTTCCAATGGTTTCAAACAAAAAATCGCTAGCTACGACATCTGTTGAAGCTTGTAAGCCGAATTTAAACTTTGTACCCCTTGGTCCAGCAATGTTATTTTCAAAGTCTTTTGCTTTGTCTGTTGCCTCTTGTCCCATATTTTCAATATAAGATCCAACATTCTGTGCAAAATAATATGAAGCAATTAAATCATCATCAATAAATGAAGGACTAGCAACTGCGCCGTCGCCATTTGCATCATAAATTTTTGCGAAGCGAGAATCGATTTCAATTATGTATTGTGTTTCTTTTAGCTCGGGATCGATCGTAAAAGTAGGAGATACTTCACTAGTGTCCAACCCTTGATCGACTCTGATGTGCCTTCCTTTAGTCGGTGCATCAAAGCCATTTAAAAATCCTTGTGAAGATATAGTAACACCCAATGCCGAGCTATCAAGAGCGTTTTTGGTATCATTATCTACCACCAAAACATGTGAGCCACTACCGAAAGCATTCGATCCGGCGTCGGTGGAGGTTGGGGCGGCATCTGCAAGATCTAATTTATTCAACTTAACAACCGGTAAATAAAGAAGGTTGTTGTTTGTAAGACTAATCAATTTTGATTTCATTGTTGAAGTGTTGTTTGTGAACGCTTCAAAAACTGGTGTCTGCAGTATTTCTAAATCAAAGAAAGCAGAGCCAGAAGCATTATTGCCGTCAAACGATTCATAATCAATTTCATCATCACCTAAAGCAAATTTCACTATCTTGAAAGAGCCATCTCCTCTGGCTAGGCGCGCTCTACCCGTGTCTGTGAGCACTGCGTCAAGAATAATATCGCCCGAATTGTCTAAGAAAGCCATTTAATATCTCCTCTTTACCTAAATAGTATTATAAGTCATTTATAATATTTTTTGGATTTTTGAAAGTAAAATTAATATCTATTTTTTTTCCTGTTTGTTTTGACGTAAGCCTTAATTTGTATTTTTTACCAAATGCATTAATAACAGGATCGCCAACTATTACCTCTTGTGTATTTTGATTTCCAACGGCTAATCCGCTTTCATCAACACTAACATCAGGGTAATCAACAGTATTTTGTCTAACACTTGGTTGTATTAATAAGTACTTTTGAAAAGTTTTAAAAGTAGAAAACTTTTCATTTTCTTTATTTCTACTAGCATCAAGTAAGTTTATCGTTGAAATTGTTAAATATGGAGCGCTATTTGGATTACTTATAATTTTTACCCTATATACGTCAGTTGGGTTAGATAGCTTTCCGTGTACATCAATAAACCTAAATGTATAATAATACTCTGTATTCGGAACTATATTGTCCTGAAAAGAAGTGACGCCAACGTTTAAGGGCGTTGCAATCAATGTAGGATCATCAGCCATTTCTTCATAGCTCAAAGGTAGATTATCAGTTCTATACGCTTCAAATGTTCCGATTTGGTCATCAGACCTGTAAAGAAGTTCGATGCTTGGATTTGAACCATCATATCTCAATCCTTGACTAATGGCAGTAGAACGTATCGATTCCGCATCTTCATCAAACATTTCTATTGGTCTAGTTTTTATCTCACCAGAAGAATTATTTAACAATATCAATATTTTATTGTCTATATTTCTGTAAGGTACGATTTGAACTTGAGGAGGTAATGGTGGTGCATCTTCGATTCTAGAGTAATTTACTTCGTCAGTTAATACATTTACCTGTTCCGTATTGTAATATGGCACTCTGATAAATTGCAAATATGGTTGTACTTCGTACTTATACTTGAATAGCGCGCCGCCAATACCAGCATAATACTGTTCAGGTTCGCTTTGATAGTCAACTCGATATTTCGTTCCGACAACGGCTTTGTGTGCAAATATTTTATAAAAGTAATCTTGATATGGTATAACTTGTGTGTCAAGATAAGTTATGCTGTCCTGGTCAGCCAGCGGTAAGAAAACACTCTGAATATAAATCTGTTCGCCTTCTGGACCAATCTTATACTTGGCTATCTCATACATCAAAGTTTCTTGATGAGCTAAAGCTCCGTTTTTAATCTCCTGTGGGCTTCTCAGTAAAGAACCCTCCAAAAGTAATTTTTTTAAATTTTGGTTAAACTTTTCACCTTTTAATTTGTCTAGCAGTTGTTTCAATGGACCGTCAAAGGTTGTTTGTTCTGATTTATCGGTGTAAGTAAATACATTTTTTGGCGATGACATGCTAATATCTTCAAAGCTATCTATGAACAAGTCACTTGGTGAATAGTCAGGCACGTAATTTTCACTTTGCACGTCATTATCAGGAGGTAGTTGTCCCTTAAAAGAAAAGTGCATGTTAAAGTTTTTTAATCTAATATTTCCGTACAAATTAAACTGCTCTGCGCCAGAACCATTGATTAATCCGCCATAAAAATTACTAACTGTTGCAACACTATCACTTATTTGTTCGTTAGGTACGACAAGAGAGGCTGCATGGGTGTTTATTGAATCAAGTAGCCCAATTTCTGAAAATAGCTTTACTAGAGGACCTCTTTGCTCCAATGGTATATTCACAGACATCAAATAAGGGAAAAAACTTTTATATTGCAGAGCTTCGTTAAAATACTCTAAAGAGTTCTCCGAAAAATACAATCCCGTCTTGACTTCTTGCAGCCATTTGGGTACGGCAGCGCCTTTATCTTCAACTAACTGCTCGGTAAATGCAGCATTGGAATTTATTTGTTTTATAAATTGAGATTTGCTAGTGTTAAATATACTATCAGAAGTGCTAGAAAATTCTAGATCCTCTGATGTAATCCAATCAGAGATAAACTTATCTTCAAATATTGCCGCAGAGGGTCCATAAGACGTATCGACTTCAAATGATTTATAATACTCTTCATACAAATTAGACAAATTATCTAAATATTGATTTATGTTCGATAATCTCGCTGTTTCTGGTATTATAGTATCACCGGGTAAACCTAAAAAAGCAGACATTGCATTGGTTTGAACTGGTAAGTATGTGAAATCATAGATACTAGGTAGGGCAGGTTCAGTCAAATATGATGCAGCGTAAAGATCACGTGTTATTGGTTCAAACTGTGCGTCATAATAGTTGTACATATTTTCATAACTTGGGCGAGTGTTTTTTACTCCAATAGATTTATTATCTAAATCTTGTGATATTGTTGTCTGGTAGTCGTATGGAACTCCTATTTTAGTAGAGGAATTTAATGTATAGCCCTTTCCTGGTGAGTTTTCTAAGAGATCATAAATATTAGAAAAGAAAGAAGTTACAAAAGACTCATTATCAGCAACACTACTTACATCCTCAACTTCAGCAGAAAAATAAGAAAATTGCTCATATTTGTACGATCCGTTTATTTGTTTTAATGAATAATCCGGCTCGCCGCTGTTTTCTCCAAAGCTCTTTTGCCCTAAAAGACTCGTTGGTTCGATTTTACTGTTAACATCAACTTCTCGAAAAGTGTTTGGAGCTATCTGTATTTTTGCATCATCTTTAGCTAGGTCATTATTATTTGGGCTAATGTCTCCATAAATCCCTACTTGCACCGGTGATATATTGTAGCTTTGATTAACTCCAGCGTGAAAATTAAATTTAACTATTCCATTTTCAACAGTAAATCTATTTCTTGTTCTTGGATTATAGCCAAAGTCATTTGTTATTTTATAATAAAAATCATCAATTGATAAATTTGTGTTAGTCCCCTCTATACTATAATTGACTAACTCACCGCCGTCTCTCAATTGATTATCAGAATTGTTTAGATTTGGCGCATCTCCAAGAGTGTTTAAGTCGTTAAAATATTGATAATTGAGAGAAGAATATTCTCCAGCCAGTGCAGCAAAAAAGTCTTCTATACCCTCATTTGTAGGATCGCTTGGATCATAGAAGTAAAGACCAACTTCATTATTTTTATCAATTCCGGTGCCTTCAACTGCAACAGTGATCTCATTTGGATTGTTAAAAAGATAAATATAATTATTAAAATTTAAATTCTGTATTGCCATTAATAAACCCTGTTAGTATCCCGATCTTCCGCGGGGCGTAGGCTGCCTGTCTCGCACAACCTCTGGAGGTCTCTCAGGCTCCCTTCTTTGATTGGCTGCTCTTTCTCTTGCGCGGGCTCTTGCCGCTCTCGCTTCTCTCGCTTCTCTTGCCGTTTCTGCTGATCTTCTTTCGCGTTCATTAGGTTCTCGTTCGGGTGCGGCAGGTTCGTCGAGAGTTGATGCATTTTCTTCTGCAGCAACCTTTCTAGCCTCTTCTCTTCTACGTTGTTCAAGAATCTGTAGCTTTGTTAAGCCCATTTTCTTATTAGATTCTTTTCTCAAATTCGTCGTGCGAGGGCGTGACGTATCGGATGTTTGTTGTTCTGCCACCATCTGTTCAACATCAATCACCCCAACAAACTCATTAACAGACTCTTGCTGTAACCTTAATTGTTGTAATTGTAGATTATACGCTGTTGTGACAAAATCTTCCATGATATCCTTTATTAATTAGTGTTTTTAATATTTTATGTACCTCAAAAGACACTCGGTTGCACCACCAGCTTTTAATTATCGTGTTGAATCTGTTGGCGGCAACGTTTGCGGTAATGGCTGTGGAATATTAAGAGTTGGCGCTAGCGTATCAGATATTAAATTATCTGTATCCTGTTGCACGTCTTCAGATGCAATAGTTTGATTAATTTCGCTGTTTGTGCCTATAGGTTCAGATTCTTGTATAGCCTCTTGCGCTTGACCTTGATCACGCAGAGTGTTTATTCTTGAAGCAGGCACTAGCGCTTCACCTGATTTTCTTAAAGTAAACAATGAGCTTATCAAAGGCATATCTAGTTTTTTTGATAAGTATTTGTTAATGTAGCTTCTATCCACTACGGTACCGTCTTCCAACGTGTCTTTGCCGTTATACCTCACCAGTCTGCACATTATTTTACGCTGTGGCGCAAGATTATCTATAACATTTTTATTCAAAGTTTTCCAAACCGGCTTGTTAACACTTCTATTAACCACTTGTTTTGGTTGACCTGGAGTGTACACATCATCTTTGCTTTTTATATACACTGTTTCTTGGGCAACCTCATAACCGCTTAAATATTCAACTCTTACAATATTTTGATGTATAAACCAAAAATAGGATAACAACGCAGGATCCACAATCCCATTAGATATATAAAGATTTTCAGCTGAGTCAAAAGGTTTAAACGGATTCGCCGTAGGACCTCCTAATTTTGAAATAGCACCTGGTAAGCACAACACATGTAATGGAGCTTTTATCTCACCAGCAAAGTTATTTTGATCCGTTGGTAAAAATATTTCTTTTTCAATATTAAAAGAAAAATTCTTTATAACATTTGTTATTATACTTCTATTATTCAAAGCACTTAATAAATTATTTTTACTAATATCGCTATTTGCCTCTAATACAACTTGTCTTGTGTAAGAAGGGTTTACTTTAAAATTATTAGAATTAGCAGTCAATTGAGGATCTATATTTGTCGTAGCAGACAATAAATCATTAACACTATTAGAGTTGGAACCGACTTGAACTAAAGAATCGCTGGCTACTGGGTTTATTGTTGCTTCCTTAACAATGCCTAGCTGAGTTTGGTTTACAGAGGGTAATGTAGTGCCGGCTGCATTTAAAAGTGTAATCAAATCTTCTTTTAACGATACGCCCGAAGTTAATGGTCCATTTATGCCATGCGAGTTGTTTTCAAAAATATCATTTTTATATTTTATTATGCTGGTAAACACCTGTTGGGGACCCACCTCTGTAGAACTTAAATTCGCCACTATTTCTGGTAGAACTATACAAGATTTAAAGACTTCTGCTGATAATGCTGGTGTGTTTAGATACGAGTATAAAAGCCCTTGAACAGACTTTATATCACCATTGGTTAAAATAAAGTTTGAGTTTATATTATTTACCTCACCAATTTCTAAAAAAGAATATATGCAGGCATTTATATAGTCGGCTGTTGATATATCTAAAAATTTGTCTTTCGCTCTACCGTTAAAATATTCCACACCAAATATTTTTTGAAAGTCAATTAGCCCAGTAAAGTCATATCCATATTCATATATTGTAATCTGTGACTTTTTCAATGGCTTGATTTTTATCGCTTTAGTACTTGATCTTGCTTTTACATCACCAATTGATAATTGATATCCATATGAATTAGGACTTTGTTCCTTGGTCTGTTTTATTCCAAAACTGTTTAATGAAAGTTCCATTTTGTAAATCAGATTAATTAAAAAATCATTTACAACAAGAAGCGTATCTAACGTTGCAATATTTAAATTTGATACGTTTTTAATATAATTTTCAAATGCTTTATAATCTAAGCCTTTTTCTGGGCTATAAAAGTATATAGCTATATTTTTAAAGGGTAAATCAAGTAGAGATTTTAAATATATATTTTGATTTTGTTCTACTGTAGCAAATTCTGGTCCGCCGCTGTTTTTTATACTGTTCAATACATCAGGATTAATTCTTTGTGTAACAAGATCAAAACCACCATTGCTTTTCGATGCGCCGGTGAAGCTCGGTGGGGGTGTTTTGTTAATAAAGTCAATCAAAGAGCTTAGACTATTAGAACTTAATCTTAAACTTTGTATGGTCTCTTTAACAAATTCAATAGTTGGGTCTATGTATTCAAGCTCTGTAGAATAGCTTTTAGTTGTTAACTCATAGCCACTAATATAGTGCTTAAAAGTAAAATATTCAAAACCAATAGAAGAATAGGAAGATCGAGCTTTTGGATCTCTAGGTATTATAAAGCTATTTTTGTTTATAATAAACTCTCTGTCGCTGTCTTTTACTTCATAAAAGTTTTTTGGATATCGAGACTCGGACTGGTTTTCCGTTATTGTTCCCAAAGTAACGTTACCATCATAGACATACGCATTTATAAGTTTAGACTTCTGCATCATTAAATTTACGAATTCCTGATATGAGGAGGAGTCATTAGCAAAAAGCTGTTTTGCATTTTCAAATAAAAATGCATACGAAGAATTACCTTTCAAGGATTCTAATTTATCAGCTACAAAAGCGCCTTCAACATTTCCTTTTCTATCTTGAGAGAGGTATATATCACTTACAAATGTTTTGTTTTTATATTCATTAAAATCTAAAAGATTAGCAGAGCTTTTATATCGAGATGTTAAAGAGTTTAATTTTTCAAACGTCTTCGTAATGTTTAATATGTTTTTTTCTATTTTTGTGCGCACTCGGTTGTCAATGAATTTTGATATTGGAACAAGTGAGTAATTTAAAAAGGGGTGAGGGTTCTGATTATGCACAGGTCCAGCCATAAATTTGCCCTCATGAATGTGAACTCCTCCTGCCCAGATGTCTCCAGGTTGCCCAAATTTAGATAGCGCTGAAATGTCGGAGCCTGCAGCGAACGGCGCTATGGTAAAAATTAAACCTTCGTTTTGTAACTGACCATCTAAGATTACTATCTCTCTTGTTATGTTAGATACAAATGTATCTGTATATATTGCGTCAACCTCTCCTGCTTCAGCCGTTGATTTTATAGAAATTATTATAGCATATCCTAAAAAATCAGTATCATTTGGAATGTTATTAAATTGAAATTCTCCAATGATTTCATTTAATGCTGTGCCGTCACTTAATAGCTCCTCTGGTAACTGCGTTAATCCATTTGAGCCTACAAATTCAGAGTTTTTAGATATTTCAAATAAAGATTTTATTTTAGTTGTGATGAATGGTGACTCAGAATTATCTTGCGTCAATACAGTTTTCGCAAATTCTGTTGGTGTTCCGTCAGAGTTTATTATATCATCTTTGTAAAGTTCTTCAAAATCTGGCTTGCTAGTAATCTGGTGTACGTATATTTTAACCAAATCTATCATTTCGGATTCAAGCAAAAGAGCCAGTTCGGATTGAAATTTAGGATTCTTTAAGAATTTTAAAGACAAAGTGAGATTACTAGAAAACGAATTATCTGGTATGGATTTGCCCTTATTGTCTGTATCACTATCAACAGTTTTGTAATCTGTGTTTAATGTCAGATTTTTAACATATATGTTTGGTAATAACTCTTGTGATAAACTTTCTAGCGATATCATTATTCACATACATCCTTTGTGTCGTCCTCTTCAAAATAAATATTTTGCACAACATCTCCTCTGAACAAATCAATATCTTCACAACCAAACATGTTTGTATTATAGAATTGTTTTGTCTTGTCTTCTGTGATTAACGGACAGATAACATCACTACCGATTTCTTGATCTACGAGAATATCAAAATACCAGTTAGCCACATCCGGTCGTGACCTATTGTTTATAGAGTCTTGCAAAGCATCCTCTTCATTTTTATAAAATTTTATAGGGCTAAGAATCTCTTCTCCAGTAACAGGATAAGTCTGTACTTCAAAAAGTTCTATTTCAAAGTTTTCTTTATCAAAATTAACATTCGACTCTTCAACCCTAATCACCAAAAAGTCTTTTTTTACCGTAATGGTGGCGCCGCTAGAATACGGTAGGATGCTAAGACTGTCTAGTAACTCTGGATTCGTAGTTGGATCTGGCTCTTCTACTAAATTATCTGGTGCATAGAGAACATTGTGTTTTTTGCTGTTTCTTTCAATTATATATTCGACTTCGCTGTTTAGCTGCGGCACGTTGTAGTGACTAGTTCCATGGGAGCCAGATATCAATAATGTGTCCGAGGACGAAGAAAGTTCAGCTTTAAGAAATGAAACATTCCACGCGGGAGCGTTTTGTTTTGAAGGATCGGACTTTCCAATCGGCTGCCATTTAAGAGTGTTTTCATCCGACAGAGGTTGTGGAGTCAACAAGTTATAAAGTATAACTTCATTAGTTCTACCCTCACTAAGAAGCCAAGAGGTTGTCGGATCGAGTGGATCAAAAAGATCTATTCCTCCTTCGACAAATCTTTTGCTGATAATATCAGTTTCCCTGCTAGTCTGAACACCTTGGGCTGCGAATCTAGGAGTTTCTTCTTGAATTCTAGGCTCGACGTTGTTCTGTGGTTCTGCGTCAATATTAGCGTACTCAGAATCATATATAATATCATCATCAAAAAAAGCATAGTATACTGGGTCTAGCTCGCCGATCGACAGTAAATATTTTCCATACGGAGTTAACTCCAAGCTTATAACTTCTTCTTTTTGATCTAAGTAACTCATTATTATTAATTAGAACCTCCATCAAATCCGATGCCGGTGGTGTCTGGTATAGAAGGCGCAATCTGTAAATCATTAGGCTTTGGTGTTAAAGCTTGCGCCTTTTCACTTGTAATGGGCACACCCGCAACTGAGTTATCGACTACTTTGTTTTCTATCTCAACTTTTTTAAGAAAATCTGTTGGTGTCATTTCTAAATTTGCATCTATTTTTGCTAGCTCAATCAAACTAAAGAAATCGAATGGCCAGTTGTAACTATAATCTGGTGTGGTGCTTGTTGATTCACCATTGCTACCAAAACCAAAATCAAATTTAAAGTTTGAATCATCTGATGAATCAGCTGTTTTTGCAAAATAGTTGAATGCTGAGCGTTGTTTTATCTTAAACACCATCCATTGTGTGTTTTCTGGGAAAATCTCCATTAAAGCGTACTGTTTGCCTAAATTTACCTCTCCAGGTAACAGACCATCAGCCCCCGTAGCGGCACCTACATCCTGCGGTGAAAAAATATCAACCGGCAAAGAGGCTTCGGATTTTTGGAAGCTTCTTGCGACAGTTGGCTCTAAATTCTGCCATATGTCTGTTAAATCTTTTTCTGTTAAACTGACTTCAAATTCAAATATAAACATTGCAAAGGGATCAACTACATCTTTGTTTCTAACAAAATCAAAGTGAGGTGGGACAATAAACTTTTTCATTTTAGAAACCATATCAATAATTGCGATATCTGGTTTTTCAGCACTTATATCAGGTTGGAGTCCAGCCTCTTTTTTAGCGACTATTTCTTCTGCTACTGCGACAGCTTTTTTGTTTAGATTAAACTTCTTGATATTTCCACTAAAATCTTTAAAGAATGGTATAGCTACAATAGCCTCAGAAATCTTTTTAGACTCAGCAACTTGCCCCAGTTTACGAGGATTAGTATCAAAGCCAAGAAGATCGGCTAGTGATCCAGTTTTTGCTATGTTTGTTTTTTCGGAATCTGCAATGTTTTGTATTTGCAAGAATATTCCATTGCTACCTGACGGTTTCACACCATACTGATGCCACATTCCTTTTGCAATAGAACCGGAGCCACTGACTGGTAGCGTCGCTGCGACATCTTTAAAGTCAAGAATAGGTGTCTCCCACTTTGGCTGAATGGTTAAAACATTTGATGTATCTCCACCTTTTTTAATCACCTGGGGGTTCCCAAACGCATCAAAGTCAACTGACGCGTTCTCAATCACACTTAAGTTTATACTTGATGTTAGCTGCATTCTGTTTTTTGTAGCCACAGAACTGTTGCCGAGGTCATCGAACCCTAAACCTGGTACGTGTTGGGTTACAAATCTTTTAAATCCAAAACCATTTTGTTCCACATTAGATAAAATAGCTGGTATGCTTAAATCCTCTGGTTGGAATATATCAGCATCTTCCGGTCTAAAAATAAACTCAATATGACTATATCCATCATAATATGGCGGTGTGAACGGTTCAAAGGATGCAGTTCCGTACAGTGGAGTCGTGGCTTGAGTATCAGTAAGACCAGATCGATCCATTGATAAAGAACCGCTGGAATCACAAGGTGGACCAAATGCGGCGCCATACATATCTGCTTGTACATTTAAGCCATCTTGTCTATACATAACACATGACGCAGGGTTGATTCTATAAGAAGGAACTATTTCAGGATTTTGAAATGTAGCAGCCGGGTTATCAGATGCTCCTGCATTTATACTAGCACTAAGCTCTTCAAATGTTGATCGTATCCCATTATAGCAAACTACTCTCATTCTATATTCTTTTGTTGAATCAAAATTTACACCAAAACCATCAGTGTTTGTATCAGGCTTGGAAGCAATTGTTGTTAAATTGCCCCCTGGCTTAAAGAAATCAATAGTTGAAGCTAAAAAGTTATTCATAGCTAATTTGTAATTTAACTTACCAGGAGCAGCTAGTGAAGCAGACATTCGCTGAGTGCCTTGACCCTCAGAGCTACCTGTTTTTTGATGCGGTGTGGCGCCGAAAGCAGCTGTTGGATGCGGCTCACTACTAACGATAAACTGATTTAAATGACCTTCAGGATTTAAAAGCGCTTCAAAGGGCACTCTAAAATCAAAATCAGTTGCGATTCTTGGAATGTTTTCTAAAAACTGTCCATTCATTGTTCGATTATAATTACCAGCTACACCTCTGGTATCAAGCTGTACGTTTGATGTATGAACTGGGTAATCAACAGCAATGCCCGATTTAATACTATTAAATAAAATACCAGGAGCGAATAAAGGTTTCCAAATTGGGTACATGCCGCCGGCAGTTTGACCAATGATTGTATCACCGGCGGTAATTGTAGTGCTATCAAAGTTCGTGAATGAACCTGTTATATTGACACTAGCAGAATAGCTTTGAAAAAACAATTTAGACAACTCAACAGTTCTATCTGCAGGATAAAAGCCGCTGTAAGGTAAGAATTTTATTAATGCTTCTGCAGATAAAGTTATTTTTGATGGTGTGGTTTGCGCACCATAAAAATCGTTAACAACTGCAAAGGTTTTTAAGAAATCAGAATTAGAGTAAACTTTTGCAAATTCTTCATTTGCACTAGAAGAAACAACAGTGCCAGTTAATTCAAACGCAGTGTCTGGAGCGGTTAAGAAACCATTTTCTGCTTTATTAAGATAAAAATCCATATGCTCAGAAATTCTAAACTCCGGTATTAGGCTAAAGTCTTTACCCGCTCTTTTGATGTCTTCAATGTAATCGGAGTAGCTATCGTAAAAAGGTGACTTTCCAGATTGTTCACCAGCTTCCCACTTTGTATCTCCAAATTTATATTCTACACCCGAACGCGGAACTGCTTGCTCTGGAGTCGATGCGCTATATATACGCAGCGTGCCGTCCTCCGGTAGGGCGCCGGCAAATCTTCTGTTATACTGAGGTACTAATGTCGAATAGCCTCGTACAAAGCCCTCGTCTATCCGTAGATCAATTCGGTTAACAAATTTATTATACCATGAGAAAGGTAGAATAGCATTTTGTAATATTCCAGCGCCGTCAGTGGCGGTTGTGCTAAATAGCACGGTAGGCAATTGCTCGCCTGTCGTACTTGGTGTTATAAAGCTGGCGCCGGTGAAGATCCCCGGAAACTGTCCACAAATATTATTAGGTCTTATTATAGCAATATTACAAGTTTCGAAAGGTTGTTGAGTCAAATCTTCCATGCTATCTACCTTATCTTCACCAGGTACGATTGTATTAGGGACATCGCCTCTTGCGTCAAGTGGGAATATACTAGCGGAAATTGAGCCGCCGCCGGTTCGTGCGTTGCTCATGCTAGTTATATCTAAAAACCCATAAGGGGTGGAATCCAAACTAAGGTTTTTTACAATCGGATCTTGCGAACCTTTTTGCTTTCTTACTTTTATATCGTCTCGCCATATGAAGCTAAGGAAATCACTTCTTTGCCTATGAGTTGATAGGTAGGTGTTTTGTTCTCTTGGGAATATTGTCTCTCTTGTAATTAATTTCACTAAGCCTGATATCGGATTGAGTTCTGGGGCATCAGCGAAGTCATTTGCTTGATATAAATAATAATTAATGATATCAAGCATTTGTTGATCTGCTTTTTTGTTTCTTTGTGGATCTAGCAATTTAGCATCCAAATCAAGATTATCAAGAGTGTGATCTGTGAAATAACGAATGTTGTTCATATAGGTGTGATCTATTGCTACTTCATCACCACTCTCCCTATCAACAACCACGTGCGTTATTTTTTTATATTTACTCGTTATCGGTGGTTCAATAACAGAGTCTATAGTAACCTCAAGAGCGGGGCTGTCGTTTTCAAAAATAATTTTTTCATTTAAAAAGCTTATTCTATTTTCCACCCTGTGTGCTCTTACAATTGGATGACCATCTTTTCTATAAAGTTTCCAATTGGATCCGCCTGCGGGACCTCCACGATGAGAAATAACTGCGTTAGTGGTCAATGCGTCATCTAAACTTTCAATATCATCATTATAATAATCAGAACTTGATAATAGATTAGACGCAGACAACACATTGTCTATGACAAGAGTATTCAGCCCAGCAAAATCTACTTTTATATTCAAACTACCAGAATCAGAAGCGCTTACAAATGTTAAATCAGTAGAGGCAAGACTAGCATTGCTAAAATCTGGCTGTTCAAAACCAAATAATGCACTTCCAGTATATGTATTAATTAAGCTTGCTGTAATCCAAGAATATTGTACATCTGTTTGTGGTATCTGATGTTGTACAAAAAAGTTATCAAACACAGGATTGGTCGAAATAGTACCTGTATCGCCTGTAAACTCATTTGAATATTTTGGTTGTTTTCTTCCGTTTCTGTTTACTTTGTGAAAAGAACCTGTGCCTATGTAGTCTAAGTCTGCACCAGGATCGTTAATAGAAGATGAGCCACCCACAGCCGCATAGTCTTTTCCTGCTCTTGCAAAAGCAGCGACCGTGAATTGATCACTAAATAATCCAAATTGATTTGCGTGATCTGTTAAAAGTTCTTGTAGTGGTAGTCGCACAGATAAATTTCTAAAGGGTAGCGCATTATAAACACTAAATTCAGCAGCTGCTGTGTCCAGCATACCTTCGCCCATTGTTGCTGGGTCGCCCGGAGAGGAAAATCTATTTACAATAATAGCTTTGTTTGAACCCGTCAAGTCTCTTCTTGGAAGTGGAAAATCAATTACACCAGAGACAAATAAAGAATCAGGTGTCGTGGTTGATAAAAAGCCATCAGATTCAACCAAATAACGATTATTTAAAGAACGACCGTTAGTCATTACAATTTCATAAGTATTTGTATAATTTCCTATCTTTGTTGATGACTCAGGGTGAATGCCGGTGCTATCAGAAGCGCCCGTTAGTTGTTGGATATTCTTTATATTTACAGGTCTTTTTGCATACTCTTCCCTTAAGAAGACTGATTTTGGATTATGCACTGATACATTTGTTAAATCTAAATTGCCCTCTACACTTCCCGTTAGTCTCCAACCCTCTAATCTTTGACCTTCAACCAATGGAGTCGTATTATTAGGCGTAAGGTTACTCATTACGTGTCTGTAAGATCGACCGCCAACATATTTCTCTGTAAATGGTCCCTGCATTGGAACATCTCTATCTGGTCCATAAGAATCGTGATGTAGATTGGTAACTGCTAAATTTGCTTTAAAGTCTTCTAGGTCAGCCATGGCAGGGTTATCTGTTACTGAGGAGCTATACAAGCTAAACGGAAAAATAAGCTGCCCTTTAAAGACATCACTAAAGTTCTCTGCACCGTCAATGGCTGTGCCGGCAGAGAAGCTAAATCTTCTTTTACCTTTGTTTAAGATAAGATTATCATCGCAATCTTTAAACTCTTCTAGTGAAGAATCTGGTGGCTCAATTGAAATCAAGCCGCCTTCACCAGGCTCTGAAGGTGTTGGGCGCTTTCTTATGGCGTCCCAGAAACCAACTTTTTTATTATCATATCCATTTGAGCCGCCGTGTATATCGGACTGCTTTACAGCATTTATTTTATATGGTCTTGCGAAGCGGCGAAGGGCATATGTTGAACCTTGATAGGTGCCGTCTGAGCCGCTTAAGTTTGGTGGCGTTGCGTTGTTAAGATTGTTTATTACGTCTAATATTTCTTGACGGTCTGAGTCTACATTTATATCCCCACTAGATATTGAGCCAGTCCTTTCTGCTCTCTCTTTTAACCAAAGACAATTATCATCCTGATCAGATGCCGCGAAGCTAAGAGGGGCATGCCCTTCTTTCCACGGATAAGTTAATTCATTAACACCAAACAGCCTGGCTTCAGGGTCTGTCTGCTTAAACTCATAAGTGGGAAACTTTGATTGATATTTGTTTCTTTCAAGAATGTGAGATTCAATAATATTCCTTAAAGGTCTATCATTTAGCCCTGAAGACATTGGCGCCAGCTTTTGGATCATAGCAGAGACTGCTAAGTCAAACCACTTGAAATACTCAATATATTTATCTACGTTCGGAGTATCCATACGCTGGAAAAACAATTGCCTAAGCATTTTTAAAGCTTTATATTCACCGCGATACCTATCCACCGCAGAACCTATTAAGTTATTAAAATCAACAACGGTGGACATAAACTTTAACATTTCTTCTGAGATGTTTTGATAGGGACTTTTTTCTACATATAAATCAAAGAAAGTCGGTCTACTGTCTCTGGTGAAATATATATCGTCGTTTGAAAGCACTTTTATTGTGTTTTCACTCGATAAAACTTCTGGTAGGTTAGGTTTTGCAACTACGAAGTCGTCAATTGAAACTACTGCCGTGCTAGAGGCTGCAAAATCTTCTCCACGTCCAGTAAATTGTTTATTTGATAGGTTGGTTAAGAAGCCATATCTATTGATTTGAGTGCTTGAACCAGAGGTCAAATCATCTACTATAAATTCACCTGAAGCATCAGAGCCCGTTACATTATTAAAGTTCCAATGCAGAAGCATAGTTTCTTTGTTTGGAACATAAACTTTGTTTATTTTTGTATTGAAAAGATAAGCATTTTGCTCCGGGTTTTTAATGCTGTAGTTGTTTGGGTCTGAAGCATGTACCGATAAGTCTTTTGCAGTAAGTTTGTTCTGCCAAACGCGTATAGTGTTAAATTTAATATCTGTTTGTTGCAACACTGAGCCTGTAAAGTTGTCCCTGTGTGAACCAACAAAAACTCGCTTTGGAGATGCTAAAAACTTAGTTGCTTCGTCAGCCGCTAAAGTGCCTGTTAGAGTAAACTCGTTTATTACTGTATCTAAAACTTTATTAATACCAGTGAATTCAACTATATATCCACTCTCATCAGCAGCTGCTCCCGAAACCTCATTGACATTTGGAAACTTTTCTGGGTACAGAGAAACTAGAAAACTCCAATCGGTATCAGCATAAATATCATCTATGAAAGAAGAGGTAAGCTCTGGTATAAAGCCGGCGGCTGTACCGGTCAAAACAAATTTTGCTTTATTAGAAAACAACGATGGCTTAACTGCTTTTACTACAAAGTTTGCAAAATCATTAGTGTTCCAAGTTGTTTCAGCGGGAGTTGAATCAATGGCTGTATGCATACCAAACATGCTTGCAGTAAGAAACAAGGGATAGTTATTTCTAAATGTTGGATCATTGCTTACAAGGGTGTGATAGTCGGATATATCTACCCTATTTGGAAAAATTAAATTTGCTTCAACGCTAAATGGCAATCCAGCTTCTTGTGAGGTCGCTGGTGTGAAATCTTTACTAGCCGAAATAAACGTTGTTGAATTAGAATTTAAACTACTGGAATACTGGTACACGACTGCATTAGTGTGTAGTAAAGTGTTAAAATCAACTAATTTAAATTTATCAGCAACAGATCTGTAATTGTCTTCTAATATATAATCTACGTTGTTGGAATAATAATTTAATTTATATATCTTATCATCTATACCAAAGCAGCGAATCAAATTTCTAAATGATTTTTCAGTGCCTTTTGATTTATTTATAAAAGTTAGATTGTTGTAAATGTTTCTATAAATAATATTCTTAATATCTGATATTTTTTCCGTATATATTGAATTATTATCTCTATTTTCAAAATTCTCTAGTGCATCAATGGCGTTAAACAACTCTGGGGCAACAAAGCCTTTTGATTCAAGAATTCTATTCATAAATGGAATAGGTTTTTGCGAGCCGCTAACATATTCTGTTTGCGCTAAATCTGGTAATGATTTCATTAAATTAGCTGCATTATCAAAGTAGCTACTTAATATTTGTGTGAGATTCCAAAGAGAGTTTGATATTATTCCTTCGCCATCAGGATCATTTGCATCATGCTCTTCAATTAACCAAGAGGGCAGTGAGTAATATATTGTAGATGGGTTTCCATAATCATATTCTTTACCTTCTTTTCTTTTATCAGATAAGAAAGATTGTACTTCAGGATGGTATGCATATAATATAGGATCTCTAAATTCACTCCCTGAAAAATTAGTTAAATTGGTTTCATTGATAGCTGAGCCTGTGTCTCTAGAGAAAAGTGAAGAATACCCTACCCATGTTCCATTACTAATCCTGCCTGAATAATCTAAAACTACAGAATCTGTTGAAGAGGTTAAAGTTATTCCCTCGTTGAATTTGTAATACAACCCTAAATTAGTATTAGCATCATCTGTGTTTGTTCCGCCGCCAACTTGATCGAACCAGCGAGTCTGTATTTGCTGAGAATTTCTCCAAACTTTCCAAAATCTTAGTTCATCAACAGAACCAGACAGTTTACCCCAACCCTCTCCAGCTTGAGGAGAGCCCGCGTGTGTACCTGAAGGCTCAGTCGCTAGGGCGCCGATAGTACCAACCAGCGTACCACTAACATAATCAGTCGTAGTGCCTGTTTTTATGTTATGATTAAAATCTCCGTCAACAAAAAGATCCACGGAGGTGTTAGAGCCCTCATTTTTAAATCTAAATGAATAGTGGTGCCAGTTATCATCTGCAACGGAAGAAGTTGTAATTGATGCACCAATGTTTTGCTTAGATATTCCAGAAGTACCCGATAGGTAGGTAACATAAAAAGGAGATAGCGTATTTGTTCCTGCGCCGTGTCCTGATACCTCCACCGTCATGCGTCCATAGTCTAAACTTGAAGATATTGAAGACGTGGTGAATATATCAAAAATAACCTCGGTCTGAGTGGCGTTAGTGTTAAACGCTGCTTTTTTAAGCCAAAATTCTATTGTATTGCCGTCATCGCCGCCTATTTTTAGATTACACTCTCTATTTTTTGATAAATCATAAAGATTGGCTTTTTCTCTGTAATGGGCTTCTCCTGTGTCGGGGTCAATGTGTACCGCACTGCCTTCACCAGCGTGTGGACCGCCATTAAATGAAACATATTCGTAAGTGCCGCTGCCTGCGGCGCCATATGAACCCCAAACAGAATAATTTGTTGAAGTATCTGTTGCTGTCAAACTAGAGGTTGAAAACACTGCGAAACCAGTGGTTCTAGGGTATTCGTTTTCAAAAAGATATAAATCTAGCCCAGATGAAGATAACTCCCACTGTATCTTCTCTTTTTTGGAGCCATCATATGGGTAGGTTTGATATACTCTTCTTATCGAATCAAAATAATATTTTTCTGCGGAGCCAAAACGAGCAAAATTCGCAGGCTGGGAGAAATCTACTAATGGTATAAATCTATTTCGATCTTCTAAATATGCCTCTATATATCCTGCTGACTCAACTCCACTAGCAGTTAAAGAAGATATCGAAGAATTAGATAGATTTTTATATTGTTGTTCTTTAAATAAATCTTTTAAGGACATATTATTCTACTCTAAACCTAAACCTTTCTGGTTGTTCAACATGGCTACCATTAATTAGATATGCAAAGCTTAATTCATAAACAGTATCAGTATCAAACAAGTCCATCTCTAAATCAAAGTAGCTACCACTCGTATCATAAGATAATCGAGTGTGGTTTAGGGAACCAGTCCCAAAAGGAATAACTTCTAAATCATCACTCACTCTAATGAATCGATAATAAGCATCCTCGATAATGCTTGTCTCTATTTCGTTATTCGCTACTGAATAAATAGTTGGAGACCAATCTTTTTCACGAACGTATAATCTAAATCTAACCTTTTCGCCTTGACTATAAGTCGATCTTAAATTTGTGATATTAGAAACAAATCTTTGATCAAAATTAAAGTCTTGGCTATCAAAAGTTTTAACACTTATAGCAGAACCAGTATGATATTGTATGCTACCGCTACTCCACACATCAAAAATAGTTGTTATACTAGATGAGGTATAAGCAAACGAGCAAGAATATATCCCAGTCTCTACATGTGAAGCGGTTATATTAATATCACCTGTCGCATTAACTCCGCCCCCGACTGGTAAAAACAATTCATCTCCAACTGGTGAAGTCGTACCACTGAATATGTTAACCTGCAACGGGTTTGTCCCCACTACTGGAATATCAGTTAATTGCCCCCGAACAACGTTGTATAAATACAAATTCATCAAATTATCAGCAGCTGGTACCAGCGAGGAGCTTAAAAAGAAGTCACCTCTATTGTCTTTTTTGCTATCATCAAATCTAGCTTCAATAATTGGGCGCTTGTGAAAAAATTGAGATCCACGAGCAAAAAACATTTTTGTGTAATAGGAATTTTCTTGAGTTTCCAAACTACTAGATAGCTGCACTCCAAAACCATTATTAGTTAAATCGCCTTTAATCCAGTCTTCAATCAAATGACTAACATCTATTTCTAAGTTTTCGAAACCACTATCAAATGATTGAGTGAATAGATATTCCGTAAGCGCGCCTGGGGATCCTGTAATAAAGCTACCGCCTTCTAATGGCGTATCGCTCATATCCACCCACCTGGTTCCCTGTGAGGCTGATAACCAATTAGATGCATCCAAATCGCTATATTCTTCCATATCCAATCCGAGACCTTCGTTCCAGGACTGAGAAATAGCTTGCACCTCGCAAGTAAAGTTTTTAGGTGTTGTTTGCGTGTGTTCAGCATCAAACATTCTTAAAAAGAAGCTAACGTTACCAGAGGCGGGAATAGCACCAGCGGTTCTGTCTGCGTTTATTGCCGTCGTATCAAACTCGATAAGCACACGACTTAATTCTGAAGATAGACCAGAGCTTGAGCTAGCCTGAGCATATATACTAAACACTTCTAAAATGTCCGACTGACCCATGTTTCCGCTGACACCGCGGGTTTGAAGATTTGATTTAAAAGCGTTTGTTATTGTGTTGTCTTTTGTAGCGTAATATCTTTTTATAGCCATTATTTAATTGTCCCCACCAAGTCAGTATCAGGAAATTTAATTTCAAAAACAGAATCAAAAGGACACAAAATTCTTCTACCATCTGCACTTTTGTTCACAGAAGCGTTGAAATTTGTATCAGCATATAAAGCACCCGTTTTCGTAACCACGTCAACCTCTACAACATCTAAAACCAAAGAAGAGTTCTTTAAAACACTAAAAATATCAGTAATATAAAAAGATTCACCTATTTCATAATTTGTTCTATTGTTAAAAAACCTAACTAAATCTCTTTTTGCAAGATCCAAAGCCCTAAACTTTTCAACGTCTGGAAAAGCTATTATGCTAAAATTGACTCTTAAGTTTATTATGTTCGCATCTAATATATCAATCGTGTCATTGATCATTTTAAATCTTGAAAGATAGGTTTTTAAATTATTTTTTATAATTGTATTTGATTTTTCTAATTTGCCATCAGACCCTTGTGACATAACATATAAATTAATATTTCTTTGATTAAAGGAATCTGAGTCTTGGTAAGCCATTGCTTTTTTAATTGAACCAAAATTCTTTGGCATGTTGTAGGCTGCTGTTATTAAGTCTTCTTTTGTAACTATCCTGTTTTGCATAGAATAGACGCCAAACGCTCTTTCTTTTAGCTCATCTGAGTTCGGTAACGGGTTTGAGCCAACAAAAGCAGTTTCATTTGTAACCTCTAAGCTTTGTCTTGTGTTTTGCACAAGAGTTGAATCTAATTCTTCTTCACTAGAAAAAGTAAGTATAGCTTCTCCTGGTATAGTGATAGTATTTGCTGCCGCATTAGTATTCTCAGCGCCGTTCACCCTATAGATCACTCTTAGAACGGTGTTGCTAGGACTCACGCCCAAACTGTCTGTTTTGATCAAAGAAGCGGGATCAAAAGAATCATCAGTTATGTGTTTTTTACCGTGCTCTTGTACTAAAACATTACTAGGGTCAAGAACTTCAGATACATTTTCGTTTGTTCCAAAACCGAACTGTAAAATTACATTATCTCTTTCTTTACTTACCACATATCTTCTGGGCACTGCTATTGGTTTTAATATGTTGGGTACTGTTGTTCTACTCTCACTTTTATTTTCAAGGGTTGTGTATACTGTATTTTGAGACAAATAATCAACTTCAAAAAAAACATTTCCTTCTGAGTCGATAACAGATACCACTTCAGATATATTTTCTCCCGGTACAACAACTCTCCTGAATCTTTGATACCCACCCAACACTTCCTCATAAACGGCTAGTTCTCCGGAAATGGCTTGACCTCTCGCCCTAATAGCGTAGCTAGTCGGCACAGACGTGTTTGAGTCAACCTCGCCAACTACAATTTCATTTTGATCAGTGTCCTTAAAATTAACATCCTCAAGCAATGTAAATGTTCTTCCGTCTGTAGTTGTGAATTTACTATTTGATTTCAATATTGGTGCATAGTCAAAATCAGGAGCACCATTAGATGCTGCTGGTACTAAAACAAAAAAAGTTAAAACCCCATAAGATGCAGGCGCCAAATCTGCCTTTAGCCCCAATTGCCTTGAGATTTTTAATATGTTATCATATTCTGTGGCGGTGGATAAAAAACTTTCATTAACTTGATAATCTAGATAAAAAGATAAAATATCACCAACATACGAAACCGTATCTAACATTAAGGAGCCAAAAGAGTTGATAGAAAAATCTCTGAATGTATCTGGATAGTATCTTCTTGCATAGTCAACCAAATCGGATTTAATTGAATTGAAATCTCTACTGGTATAATCAATTGCTGGTTTTTTACTGTCTACCATGGTATATATTTTTTCCTTTTAACAAGTTAATTAGGAGAACTATCAACTGCTATTATTGAATCTCTAACGTTAAACCCGTTAATTTCGTATACGAGATTAATAGTTAAGGTGTTTGATTGTCCTACTTTAGCTATTTCTCTATCTTCCGCCCTTGAAACTTCTAAAGATAATATTTCAACCTGTGGGACATATATTGCAACTTGTTCAAATATGGCTTCTTTTATATCATCTTCTGGTGATTGCTCGAACAAAAAATTTCTCAACCCCACTCCATATTCAGGAACCATAATTCTCTCGCCTGGTGCGGTATATAAAAGCATTTTTAAGTTTTGCTTGATATTATCTTTTAAATTTTTGTGAAGTTTATAGAATAAATCAACATTGTCCTCTTGTAACGGCAATGCAGCATCAATACCATTTGTCATATTACGAGCAGTGGACATTAAATTATCTCCTTGTCCATAAATAGTTGATTAATATGATTTTCATTACCAAACCAATTATTTGAAGCAACCTAAGTTCCAGGTATATTAAGCGTTGGACCCAAGACATCGCTCACCAAAGTGCCAGTGTCCTGTTGCACATCTTGAGACTGAACCGTTTGATTTATATTATCATCTGATTCGACGATTGGAGTCGAGTCAACAGCCTCTTGAGTTTGAGTGCCTGCTAAAATATCTGTTATCACTTCTATTGGTTCTTCATTTGTTATGACTTCTGATACAGCTTTTGATATATCTGGGGTCAACTCGTCACAGTTTCCTTCATTGTAAGCTCTTTCTAAATCCTGCTGCGTAACCTCATTTTGTTTAGTTGCGGCATTAACGTCTGAAACATCGTCCGAACCGTCTAAAATTTTTGCTATAATTCCAAAAGGAGTCAAAGGTCCCGGCAAAAACCACGGTGTTCTCCAAGTGGGATCTGTCATGTTTGCTACGGCTTTAAGCACACCCTCTACAAACAAGCCAATCAAATCCATATCTGCTTGGTTTGGTGAATTAAATTCTGCTATGTTTGGATTGGCTTCATATACGTTTGGATTGTTATCTCGATTTGCAATGTTTTCCATATTTTTCATACTATTCTGCAGAACTAGTAATGTTTTGTTAAAAACTGAGTTTAAAGACGGGTAGCTTGAATCAACTAATTCTGTAACTAAAACAGACACAAATGAAAGAATATTTTCATATTGAGTAAATGTAACCAAATTTTGAAAGTCTGCTTTTTCTGCGAAGTCAAAAGTTAACTTTTGCTCTGAAAATAAATCATATTCTTCTAGCTGATTGAAAGCATCTTCTATTAAGCTTGCATCTGTTATATCGTTATTAACGCTTATCAAGGGTAATTTAAAATATAATGGACCATTTTGCTCTTTAACAAAGAACTTTCTTTTTAAACTAGAATTTATAATCTCTCTAAGATCATCTGAAAACGCATTATCTGCAAGATTTATAGCTTGTTTTATAAGATCATAGTAGCCTTGTACAAACTCTGTATCTTCTACTCTTAACAATAAATTTAAAGTTTTATATGTTCTAAAAGTATTAAAGTATTTTCCTAATTTTTTTAGTTCCTCTCTTGCAAGTATGTTTATCTGGCTAGCTGATTGTGCAAAGGGAAACAAACTACCTAAATTATCATAAATTACACTTTCTCCCAATTGAGTTCTAGCTACCTCCAAGCCATCATAAAACTTGTTTGCAAATTGTTCCAAGGTGACATTGAGTGACTTGTATTCCAAGTAATCTATTGAAGAAGGACTAGCTACTATTTTTCCTTGCTTGGATGAATAAAAACTTATATCCTCAACACTGTCTTGACTTGTCGCTGATACATAAATCGCTGCCTTCTTTTTTGGTGAATCTCCAACTTGCCTAGATGCTCCAAAAATATAATCTTGAACTCTAGAATCAAAATCATCAGCCGTCTCGCCTAAAAGTATTTCAATGATATTTCTAAGCTGAGTGGGGATCGAGACGTCCCCAAGCGTGTTCGATAGACCTCTATTATAGTAATCTATTTGTTCTGTAGGAACAGGAGTGAGCACTATAGGTAGCGCGTTGACGTACTTCATAAACCTATTTACATCAAATCCGCCAGGTGCTGTGTCTCCCGGGCGATTATGAAACACTTCGATGCCTTTTTCCACAAAAAAACCACCATTGTATAAACGTGGATTTTTACTGTATGTTTGTTCTATTAAAACATATTTATCGTTATAATCAACATCTATTATAGCTGGAGGTGCATAACAACCACCAGAGTCCGCGGCGGGATTTGTAGATATTATATTCTCTAATATTTGTGTATATTTATCTTGCGGCGACAAAGCACCTATAAATTCTTGCGCGACTATTCCATAAGAAGCATCAGTTTCAATAAGCTTCGTTGGTATCCCCGACTTATTCAATTTTTGGGCTAGTATTTGTTGTACTATTCTCGCTGAACCTTGAATGAAGTGAAGGTTTGCTTCATTAAAATTAGTTTCAGTAAGTTTTTTATCGCGCTCTGCTGCATACACTTCCGTTATAATTCTTCTGAGCTTTGGAGTTAATATATTCAACTGGTTTGTCCTGGCTTCTATTTCTTCAATTAAATAATCAAAATAAAATGAAGATAGGTTTTTGCCCAAAGACCCTAACTGTAATTGTTCTTCAGTAGGCAAAAGCGCCTCTAATCCAAAAGAAGCAAAAACAAAAAAGCTTTTCATCATTTCATTTGTTATTATCACACGAATCATGCCCTCATAAATCGAGGTTAAAAGCGCTTTTTCAGAGGGCGTTGGTATAGCACCAAATCCAGTTAAACATTCAACTTTTTTTGCTCTTTGCTCTAGTTTATTTAATATATCTCCATAATAAAAAAGAGAAAAGTCACAATTATTATCTTTTACTAGAGTTAAATTGCTAAACTTATCTTTTTTAAACAAATCAACCGTAGTTATATATTCTGCATGCTCTCTTATTATTTGCTCTAAGTTATTTGCAAAAAAGCTATTGTCCGAAACCATTAATTTTATAAAAGAAGTAAAAGTGGATTTTGTCTCTAGTAAGTCTAAATTATTATAAACATAGGGGTTGTTATTATCATCTGGTAATACGGGAAGCTCTGATGAATATGAAGCCTCGCCTCCATTATAAACCAATCTTGAAAAGCCTGATTCAACTATTGCTGAATCTATTGGTAACCCTTCAATGACAAAATCATTGCTAGAATAATTTAAAACATATAATAGATCACTAAAGTCATTTCCACCGGATATAGTATATTTGAACACAGGACCGCCAGCTGCGGTGATCACCTCTGTTTGCAAATCCGATTGGACTCCTATTAAAAAATCATTAACTTTCTTTGCTACTAGTTTGTTATCACTTGCATAACTCTGCAGGACAGATTCTAATGAATTCGCATCTCCGTATCCTGGTGTACTGTTTAGTTTACTTTTAGCTTTTTCATTTCCAATTGAGTAAAGTTGACTCATAACTTTACCAACTTGTCCTGCCGCGGTGAACGATTTGCTTATTGAGCCTACTAAATCATCTGGGTTGCTAGCAAATTGTGCTGGCTTTGTTAAAATCGATTTAAAACTTTTTACTTCTCCTTCAAATAATTTCTCGGCAGCTTTAAATGTTGTTCTAAGAAACCTTTTTGCTAAATATAACTGACTGGGTTCTTGAAAACTTGGAACAAGCGGAGTTTTTCCCTGTTTATCAGCTTCAGGACCACAGAACACCTCTGGGGTTTCAGGTGAAACAACACTATTGATAGTGTCTAACAAATCGTTTAAAAGATCTTGCTCTTGATCTAATAGCTCGTCGACTGCGCTTTTTACTGCTTTCTCTCTTAATTCATTAGTTAAAGCCTCACTTGAAGGCGGATCGCAAAGCTCAGATATTAATTTTTTTGATTTTATTAAATTTTCTATTCTTTCGTTACAAAGTTTTGCATCAAAACTCTCTGCAAAGATATTTAAAAAGTCTACTAGTTTTTGTTTTGTGTTAAGTTTGTTTCTCAGTGACCCATAAGAATCTAGGGCAAGCAGCCCATAAAAAATCTTATCAACAACAATTGAATAGTTTATCTCATTAGGGTTACCAGTAAATAACACACATATCTCAGATAATGTTAAAAGAGAAGATATGTCTGAAAAGAAATTTGTTATTAGCTCTTTATCGATATCATCTTCTGTGTCGGTGCTTAGATTTAGATCATTAAATAATTCATCATAAATATTAGCATTTGTGTTTAGTTCATCGATATTTGAATTAAAGGGACTTGTCGTCTTTGAATTAGCATAATCAGATTTATTGCTTCCATCACAAAGAAAAGCTAACTCTTGTAGCATTAAAGATATGCTTTGGACTATCAATTGATCGACAAATAAAATAACCTGTTTTAACATGTTATCGGTAAAGTTTTTTGTAAAAGAAAGTATAGGGTGGGATTTTATTCCTTTTTCAATTTGTTCTAATGCCGTTCGTGCCGGATTTTCTAATAATTTTTTAATTTCTTTTTCGTTTGGCAGTAAAGGATTGCCGCAAGTACCATCAGAAGTCAAATTAGAGAAATCTTGTTTTAAATACAAAGCTAGCAGTGCAGCTGCGGCGGGTATTGCAGCAAAAACCATTGCACATATTATTTCTCTGGTGCCTACGTTATTATTGAACTCTGTTTGTAAAAAGTTTTTAAACCCGACTGGATCGTCTTCAGCTGATCCTTCAAATTTATTCATTAGTTCCGTTTTAAATTGCGCTGCGATGAGGTCAGTTGTTAAGTTTATATTTGCATAACGCAACAATATTACAACATCTTGATTTGAAAGATTTCGCATTATAACGTCGCATATTGCACTATCAGGAGTCTCTTGTATAAACTTTTTTGCACAATCTAATGCAATTTGTACCATTTGACGCAAAGGCAACACATTTAAAACAAAATCAAATGCATCTCTAGTCGTTTTAATTTGATCTGCATTGGCTAGCGCATTTAGAAATGCAGCATCTCCAACTTGATTTAACTTTGCTTTCACTGCCCTAGAAATATCTATTTTTTGTTTTTTTGATAATTGCTTTCTTTTTCTATCCGATGTGGTTACTTTTTTCTTTTTGATACCCAATTCTGCGCCAGGATCGTCAGGTTTTATTTTTCTTTCATTTTCAGGCTTTGGACTGCAAGCTATTTCTCTTATTTCGACTAAAGACAAGGGACGAATCCCATCAATTTGTGGCGCTGGGGCTTCAACAACGTTTTTTGGTATAATCATCAGCCCTTGAAAAGTGACCAAAGAACCAGCAAGTGGCTTTCCAGTATCAACATAATACTTGCCGGTTGCTACTATTGAACTATTGTCTTCAATCAGAGATCTCAAGACAATGCCCTCGCCCGAGACCAACTCTCTTTCTAGCGCTGGTAGCGTCAAAGAACTATCTCCTTCAAGATATCTGCCCACTTTTTCAATTTTAGATCTTTCATTCTCAACAAAATCACTAATAATAAAATCAAAAAAAGTGTTATACCAATTGCTTTTTATTTCTTGTAAATATACTTGTTTGCTGAACTGTTGTATCTCCCATTCTTTTCGTAAATATTCTAAAGGATACTTAACGACACAGTGAACTATTTCTCCTGCGCCTTGTATTTTATTTTGAATAAAACCAGTTCTACTCAGCTGTGCATTTATAAATTGTTCATCAGAATTTTCAACAACCTCTAAAGCCTGTTGTTGAGATATTCTAGTTATTGTTTTTTGTACATACCATCTTTTAATTGAAGTCATAATATTTCTCTTTATGTCGTGTAAACACTTGGACTAGCATTATTTTTTGGTCCCGATGCATCGGTATTGTTAAATTGAGTTATACTTGTTTGTAGTTTTTGAACTATGCCATCAATTTTTGCGACATATTCACTGGACAACATCTTAGAGCCTGCTGGGATTAAGTCAGGACTAACTCCTGTTCTACCACCATTTATTGCGAAAGGATTTCCACTAGAAATTGTACCCACCGTCATGACAGGTAGGTCAAAATGATCGTGCGTCATTACAGCCGTGTTAAATTCTATTTGAGCAGTCATAAACGTATCCAACACGCTATTAAGCTTATCTATTTGATCAAAAATATCTTGTAAAGTAAGATTTAACGTATCGGCTTTTGCAACTGGTTGTAGATCCGTGTCGTCATTTCCTGCAATAATGTTTATTCTAGGCACACTTCTAATTTCCGCGCCGGCAGAGTTTTTTGAATCTCCACCAGTGATTATTTTAATACCTTCTCTACCTATCAATCTTAAAGAATCTGATTTGACAGCTACTGCTGCTTTAGCTCTTACAATTCCTATGTTACCCTGAACTAATTCAAAATTATCGTCGACATCGGTTTTTTGAGATATTAAGAGTCTAGATGCGTCATCTTTATAATTTCTAATCAGTGTTACTGAATCTGGGCGTGTGCCTTGAGGATTAGCAGAGAGTGTCTGTGAGGGATCTGCAGAGCTAAACCCAGCAACTAATTCAATCGAGCCGGCACCTGTCTGGGCACCATAACCACTACCTAAATCACGAGGTGTATCTCTAATCAAAGATATCATATGATTATTAGGACCGAACAATCTAACTTCACTTTTAGCTTTTTCTGGGTAGCAAACAGGCTCCAACAGAGAATCACCTCTAACTCCCAATAAATTTGAAGAGTTTTGGTTTATACCTAGCCTCAATTTCTCTTGAGGGGTTAAAAGGGATATGTCATATGCTGGTTTTTTCATTTTTTTCTTTTTGCCTTTAACTTAACCATAGGTGATTAATAGGTGACTACTTTATAGCCAGGATAGCCTTTATCAATCCTACCATCGCCTTGGTTCCCTGTTTTCTTAGTTTCCCGGTCTCGATGATTCTGCTTGTCCATGCCGAGCGGAGCTTGTGCGATACCTCTCAACCTGACGTGGAAATGATCGCCATGAATCCTATCATCTCCGGAAAGGACCCTAGTTTTGCTTAGCTTATAATATTTATATGCTGGGTGGTCTAGACTCCAACCATTAGTATTTTCTCTAGAATACTTCTCTATGAGTTTTTTTGCTAGGGCGACATGGTTATCTCCAAATATTATACGATAAGAAAGAGGAATAGCATATCTGAGAAAATCCAACAAAGCAACTTCGTCCAACATGTGATCTTCAATTTTTGGCTCTCCCCGGCGAAAGCCCCAGACTCTTATGGAATGTGGAGTTGGATCAAGAACATACACACCTTTTTTGTTTTTAACAAATTTTTTCCTTATATTCATACCTCTAAAAACTTGTTTTGTTTTTGGGTCTACATATTTAGTTGGAATACTTATATCAACACCTATTCCAGATTGATGACTCTTGTGTCCAGTCGCTGCGCCGCCTTTTTCTTTACTAACGTCGAGAAAGTGCCATCCAGGTCTTATATCATCGGGCACATCGTATCTACCTTTGTAATTGTTTTTAACTGGGTTTTTATAGCCTTTGCCTAAATCCTCTCCACCTCTAACGTTGTTTAGACCTCTTAAAAATTTCTCCATTCTAAGAGTACCCCAACTATGGTTTTGGGTTTTTCTCCTTGGTGATTGCCAGACGCGTGGACCATAGCTATTAATCTTAACCCACTGTAAACCATCATCTGTGGAAACATCAGAATCAAAATTTGCAAACTTGCAATTCTCAGAGGAATTGCTAGTGGGTGTAGGAGTCGGGGAGGATAAAGTGTTTGGAGTGTTAGATGTTTCTTTAGAAGTACTAGGCTTTGAAGGCTTGGATTTTTCTTTAGCATTTTTTTTCTTTTCGGACGCCTCAGTACTTTGTTGAGTCTCGGTAGACTTGCTAATATTACAATTTACATTGTCTTTTTCTGAACATTTTGAAACATATTCTTTAGGAGAGTTGGTCTGCTTTGATCCTCCGCTGAAAGTAACAGTCGGTTGACCAGTAATAATCGGACCAATAAAAATTGCATCGGTGAATGTTTCCATATCAGCAAAAGTCACTTGAACCGGATCTCCATATTCCGGATCGTTGAATTGACCGTAATAGTTATAAAGTTTAAACACACCTAAAGTTTGTACAATATCTCTAACTTTTCTATTAAAACCCTCGACTTCTGTACTAATAGGGGTTTGTATACAGGTTATCTCTGGTACGTTGACTATAGCAAAAAAAGGTTTGAAATTTGGACTTTTTACATCTACGGTTTGTGATATTGCAGCAGCGGCTAAGAAGTCATCAAATAAAAAATCATTATCTCCCTGTTGTACGATATCGCTAACATTTGCTATAAAATCTCCAACTAATATATTTGCAGTCTCAAACGCGTTTGGATTGTTGGCATTTTTTATGACGTCTCTTACCAGCCCAACAGGGCTTGATGTGTTAGAGTTGTGAATTATACTCTTTGATCTAATTTTAAAATTATTTTTTAGGAAATATTTCACTTATGACCCTCGCCCTGAATAACATCAAAAAGTGATTTTTTATCTTCCTCTGATAATTCAACGCTGGAGTCTGTTTTTTTCGACATGATTGAGGTGAGTTTTACTAGCTGTTCATTGGATCTTTGTAGTGTTTCTACATACTTAGCTGCTATTAAGCCTAGATCTTTGTGAGTTTCTGAGCCGTTGCTTATCTCGGCAAAAACCTGTGTTAGTAGCGTGGAAGTTATATCACGATCGTCGCGAATATTATCAATCGCTTCTTGAATATAAACCTCTAAATCTTTTACTGATCGTCCCATTCTTTTTTAAACTCCGCATAACGTTTTCTTACTTTGTTTAGAGAGCTTACAACCTGCTTGGTATTTAATCCGGTAATTTCTCTAATATATAAGTAAATAGCTTTTTTATTAAAAATCTCTATATTGTTTGCTTCGCTAAAAAGAATTTCAATCGCTTGAATAGTCTTTACTTCATTCTCTCGGAGGGGCATTTTTTTCCAACCTTGAATTTCTTTATTGAGATGTAAAAAGAATTCATATTTATTTCTGTCTTCAATGTATGTATTATGAACTACTAACTGCTGAATTGCGGGTGTGTTCGAGCGCTCGCTATGTGTTAAAAAATATTCTTCTAGGTGGGTTTCTCTTTTTGCTTTTTTAGATGTCTTTTTTACCTCTGCTATAAACCAGTTTTTAGAAACGACACTGAAGTAGGTAAACGCCTTGGAGCCTTTTTCTGGGTCAAAGTTGTTTAAAACAGTAATAAGCCAATTTTTACAATCTTCTTTTAAAGAGTCTATATTTGGAAGTGAAGTGAACTTATAAGTATAGACAATTTTATCCACCATTTCATCAAATACAGGACCTATAAAAACTTTATATAATTCATTTCTTCTTTTTGGGTCTTGTGTCTGGCAATACTCTACTATTGCATCTTGATGTTCTCTTCTAAAATAATGATTTTTAGTTCTCTTCCTCGCCATAATCTTCCTCTTGTCTTAAGACACGCTGAAAACTTTGGCATTCTTCAACAAGAGATATAGAGTGGCGAAGTAAATTACCAAGAGTTTCATCGCCATAAAACCTTTCAAGATTACTAACAACGTCTATATGTTCTTTATATTCCTCTAATGTTTCACTAAATACGTCAAGTTCATCTTGAAAGTTTAAAAACCTTTTCAAGAGTTGAACAATATACCATACCAAAACAATGTTAAGAATTGATGAGATAGCCAAGAAAAAGTGCGTCATCTGCTACTATCTAGTTCCTTTTTTTGATTTTTAAGATCTTGTTTCGAGTTTTCAATAAACTCATTAGTTAAATCACCAACTTTTTTTGTTTTTTCTTTTTTTTCAGTGTTAAAAGAAAAGTTGGTTGGCTTCCTGTGTACATTTTGAGACATACACCAATAACACTCTTCAACTGTTTCATTCATCAAGTGGTTTTCCTTCCACTCGCCTAGACAATCTAGACACTCATAAACATAAATCGGCAACTTATTTCTCCTTTAAATTTTATCTGGCTGATCGCCAACAACATCCCAGTTTTCGCCATCGTCTGGTTTAAATTTTACTATTGGCGGATTTAAAACAACTAATCCTTCTGGGGACTGTGACATTTTGAAATTTTCCAAAACTGGTACTATGTCTGACTGCTCCATCAAAGATTTTTGCAACGCCATCATAACTGCGCCAATAGCTTGTTTGGATAGATTTACATGTTCAACTTTACTCATATTTTCTCCTTACCATTTAAAATTATTTACGTAAAAGTCAACTAGCTTAGATATTTCGTCATCAAAAACTTTTTGAGGGCGCCAACCTAGTTCTCTTAGTTTGCTATCATTCAAGGCATACCTAACGTCCTGCCCTTGTCTCTTATAACCTAAATCAACGTAATTTAAGTAATTTCGTTCATCTTTAAAATAATTCTTAATTATTTTTTCTACAGTTGTTTTGTTTTTCTGCTCAAAGCCGCCGGCAACATTATATATTTCGTTTTTTTTGTTTGCCTCGATGATTGTTATAACAGCATTTGCAGTATCAGCTGCGTGAAGCCAATTTCTTATTGGTTCTCCTTCATCATGTAGCCTAATTTTTTTCTCTCTGGTTAAAAGCTTTACCGATAACGGTATTAATTTTTCAGGATATTGATGCGTGCCATAGTTGTTAGTTGGTCTTAGTATAATGTATTCGACTCCATATGTTCTAGACCATGCCTTAATTAGCATATCTGCAGCTGCTTTTGATGCTGAATATGGATTACTTGGGCTTAAAACGTCTGTCTCGTAATGCTCACCAGACGCAATATCTCCATAGACCTCATCAGTGCTAAAATGGAAAAATATTGGTTTTTTAGTAACATTTGAAGGCTTATTACGAATTAAATCTAATAAGTTTTTTACGCCGTTGATGTTGGTGTTGATAAAATCAGTGCTGTCTAGTATACTATTACCGACGTGAGATTCTGCTGCTATATTTATTAAATAATCACAATCTGGTAAATACTTCACATTTGTTATATCTTCTTTAACAAAAGTAAAATTATTATAGCCTGAAAACTCGGATATCAAGCTTGTATTTGCGGCATAGCTACAGTTGTCTATTCCATAAACCTTCCAGCCCAAGCTTAAACACTTTCTAGTCACGTGAGATCCTATTAGTCCCAAGCAGCCAGTTATCGTCACAAGTTTCAAACTTAATCTCCTTTTATAATCCTATAACTGTCTTCATCAAAATGCTGCGTTGAGAATTCAAACATTTCAGTATCTTGTATGGCTATCATCTGATGTCTTAACCCTACTGGTACATGAAAGTTATCTCCTTGAGATAGTATAACAGATTTAGCAGTGTTTATATCATTATCATCAGAATATAAAACTTTTAATTTTCCTGATTGTACATAAAACACTTCATCTTTTATTTTGTGATAGTGCCAGGAACAACGTTTATCTTTGACGATGTAAAGCAACTTTCCACAGTACTGCTCTTTATTTACAATCCATTTTTCAAAACCCCAACCTTTGGGCACAAATTTAATCTCTAAAGAATTCAATATCTTTTATACCTTTATCGTCTATATAAATGTCGCCAGAGGGTTTACCAAGAAATAGTTGGTGGTATTTAACGCCCCATAAACTAAGTTGGTTTTTTGTAAGATCATAAAAATCTGATATAGCCAAATCTCTTTTGTTTTCATGTCTTCCCATCCCGCGAGCAGTTTGGAATATTATTGTATTACCTAGATCATATAACTGGTTTACTCTATCTATTCTACCATAAATTGGTTTTGCTTTTTCATACTTTCCATCAGAAAGTGTGCATATAGTACCGTCGATATCAAAAACGTAAGTCATTTATTTTCCAATATTTTAGTTGTTGAGTATTTTTTTATTCTATCAAAGAAAACAACTTTGTCTACTAATTCAGAACCAATTACTTTTTTTGTTTTATATTCCGTTCCGACAACAATAATTTTTGCTCCGCTTTTTAAAATTTGTTCTTTCAATTGTTCATCGGTACCAAAAGTTACTACTTTGTTAACCTGTTTTATAGATTCTAACATCATAACTCTATCTTTTAAAGTATTAAATGGTCTAGTTTTTCCTTTTGCTTGTTTTACACGAGCATCAGTATCAATACCAACAATTAAATAATTACCAAAACGTTTAGCATATTTAAAGAGTTGTATATGCCCAACGTGTAATACATCAAAACAACCATTAACCCAAACACAATTCATATTGTGGCAACTCCTGTTTTCTGCACAACAATTGTGGTACATTCTTGTGCAAACTTAATTGATTTCTCAATATCATTAGTTTGGACATATTTCATGACGAGACCAGATATAAAAGTATCGCCGGCGCCAGAAACATCTTTTACTGGGACTTCTTGAGTAAGATATCTGCGTTCTTTAAACACACAACCATTTTTACCTTGTGTTATTATAGTTTTGTTAATTAATTCAGGGTTTAATTTTATATTATGTTTATTTTTTTCGTATTCAAAGTTATTAATCTTAATATAATCAACAGCGCTACACCAAGATCCAAGGTCTTTTTTAGTATCAAGAAATACAGGACACGTCGATTTTTTTGATATGTGTACAATGTCTTCAATCTCTAAAAATCCTTTACAATAATCAGATACTATCACAGCAGAATATTGTGAATAATCTATATCAACATTGCTGATTCTCTCGCATTTATCACCCTCGTCCACCCTAAGAACCATGTGGTTGTATCTCTCATCAACAAAACGTATTTTTTTAATTTGTTTAGTGTTGGTGAGCAAATCTGCATCTGCACCCAAAGCGATTAAATTTGCAGCAACATTTGACGCCATCCCTGGGTTTTCTTTTTGATGCATTGGTACTATGACAGGAACTGGAGCCTCTGGAGATAATCTAGAGATGCTTCCATAGACAAAAATATCTTTACAGCTATCGCCTACAACAAGAATTTTCATCGTGTTAAGTATTCCCTACCCGAAGAAACTTGTTTTCTCCAGTAATCCAACAAGTCTTTCATTGTTTGTTCAAATTTAATTGTTGGCTCCCATCCGGTATGTTTTTTAAATTTTGAAGTATCGGGAATTTGTAGATCTGCATCTATAGGTCTTAGTCTATCAGGATCTGTTTTTACTTGAATATCTTTAACAGTAGACAAAGACAACAAATAATCTAACATTTCTCTAATGGTACAAGTGTATGAACCACCAATATTATAATATTCTCCGGATACTGGATTTGTCGTAACCAACATATAATATGCTCTTACTGCATCACGAACATCTGACCAAGTTCTCAGAGAATCCAAATTCCCAACTTTTATAACTGGTTGTAACATACCCGCTTCGATCATCGCTATCTGCTTAGCAAAAGTTGATTCTGCAAAAACATCACCTCGGCGGGGACCTGTGTGTGTGAACATTCTTGTCGTCATGACCTTCATACCATAAGCTTCTGCATAAAACCTACCTATAAGATCGGTGCCTACTTTTGATATCGCATACGGTGAGGCTGGGTGGAAACCCACATCCTCATGAATAGGCAAGCACTCTTTTGGAACACGACCAAAAACTTCAGAAGAAGCGCACACGTGTATTACTGGATCTAAGTTTAGTATTTTTATAGCATCTAAAAGTTTTGCGGTGCCCAGTATATTTGTTTCTAAAGTCTCAAGAGGAGAGTCAAAACTGGTTTTAGGATAGCTCTGCGCAGCTAAATGAAATACATAATTCGGTTTTATTTTTTCCAAGGCGACTAACAAAGAACTTAAATCATTTATATCTCCATAAACCAAGCTAACACGATTTTTCTCATTTATACTGGGCATTAAATGCTCGATATTGTCCATACGATCATTCCAACGTAACAAACCGCAAACATCCCAATCAGTATTATCTATTAAATAATCCGCCAGGTGGGATCCTACCATTCCAGTTATACCTGTTATTAGTGCTTTAGTCATGTATTTTCCTTCGATCTTAGTAAGTTAATGTATTTTAAAACATTCTTTGCACTCGGCATAGTGCTATCAACTTTTTTAAAAATTAATTTTTCTAAACGACCTTCATAAGAAGGATTATCCCAGATTCCTTTAGATAAGTCAAGTAAAGAAATACTATCTCGTGCTCCGACATTTAGTACCCCTTTGTGATTTAAATTACTAAGTATGTAATTTGCTGCGTAATCCACGTCAATGTAATTGTATTCACTATTAATATCAACATATATATGATTTTTATTTATTAGATCGAACAATGCACTTTTAGTTAATCCGTTTCCATATAACGCACCTAGTCTAACAATCAGAGCACTCTTATCTTTTTCTACAATGATCTCAGCTGATCTTTTATGGGAACCATATGGAATATCAAGTTGATTTTCTGCTGATATAGAACTAATTTGTACAAACTTATCATAGTGCCAATTGTAAAATATATCAGCTGTTTTTACCACAGTCTCTTTTATATCTTCAATAGGGTTGTTTAGTGACCAAAATCTCTTTGAAGGCATCGCGCTATTAATAACACAGTCATATGACTTGTTTTTATGTTCACTAAAATTTTCTCTCGTAACACAAGTCACTTCAAAATTAAAATTTTTAGCCGTTCTAACCAAAGCCTTGCCTACAAAACCATTGGATCCTATAATGGCTATTTTTTTCATCTTTTAACCTGTTGATGGATAATCGGTGGATCGCTAAGGTCCCACTCTTCACTTAAAAAACTAACTGCAGTGCAATCAGTTATGGCGTGAAAAACGTGAACTACGCCTTTGGGCACGTATAAACAGCTACCCTTGGACATATAAATTGTTTTTTGATCTTGTCCGGTACCCGATATAGAAACACCTTCACCAGAAGTCAGTAGCATATACTCGTGAAAATGCGGATGATAATGATCTCCGCGTTCGGCACCCTTGTTCCAAAATAAAAAATTAAATTCTTTTATGGTGTGTTCTGGTACCCAGTTAAATATGCCGCCTCGACCATCTACAAGAGTATCAACATAGACTCTAGGCTCAAATCTCACTGCATGTTTGCTCATATGTTACTAATCTTATCTCTTTCGGAAATAATTGGATTATCAATAGACCAATCTATGTTTAACCTTGCGTCATTCCATTTTATAACAACTTGTTCATGAGGCTCTATATAATCTCCACCATAAGACATCATGTAGTGATACAAGCAGTCATCGCTAAGACACAAATGACCATTAACAAAACCTGGAGGAACTAATACACCCATGTGATTTTCAGAACTTAGAGTAAAGGTATCCCATTTTAAAAAGTTAGGAGATTCCTTGCGAACGTCAGCGACAACAAATTTTACTTTTCCATGTGGGACGCTCATATATTTCCAAGTTCCAAAGCAACCGTGAAGACCTCTCAAAACGCCTTTTGTGGATCTAGTAAACTTGGCTAGATTAAATTGCAAATGATCTGGTAATATGTTTTCTTTCTCCCATATTGTCCATATGGTGCCTCTTTCATCGGAAAATGCATCAGCCTGAAACGTTTTAACCTCTGGTAAAACCTCAGACTGTTTAACTATTATTTTAAATCTTGACATTTTATTTTCCTAAAAAACTCTTCGTCTCTTTTATTAAGTTATTCAAATCGATACCATGAAACTCATGATTATGCTCTCTACCGCCATAGCGATATATCCACTCTTGTTTAACACCAAATCTTTTTACTTTTGATTGAATTTGTCTATCCGCCAGTATTTCCAATACATAACTACCCATAGCTCCTGGTAAGAAATTTTCTTCAATTGTTATGATCGATCCAAAATCACTTAGTTTTTGAGCTAATTTGTCTTCATTACAAGGATACGTATGAAGGTCTATAATCCCTGCATTTATTCCACATTGTTCTAATTCTTTTTGTATTTCAAAAGATTTCCAAAGCATAAAACCATTAGAAACTATACATACCTCTTGACCTTCATTTAAAACTTGAAACCCATTATTAAAATCTTCTTCTGGTGTATATATGTTTGGATTAATGTGCCTTTCAAGCCTAATATAGTTTGGCTTTTTTAAGTGTCTTGATGTTTCCGCTAGCTTTCTAGCCATTACATTATCACTAACACTGTTTACTGTAATATGAGGCATCGCTCTTACAATCGCTATATCCTCAAACAATTGATGAGTTGGTCCTGCATCATCATAACTAAAACCGGTGCCCGTTCCAACAATTGTTACAGGTAGTTCCATAATCGATACGCCGACTTTTATCTGTTCCAGCCCTCTCAGTATCGCAAAGGTTGCAATGTTGAAGATGTAAGGTTTTTTCCCCTCTTTTGCTAAACCTGCTGCAACTGAGATACAATTTTGTTCAGCAATTCCAACATTTATAAATCTGCTTGGATACATAGTTCTAATTTTATCAAACGCTGGAGTGCCCATATCTGCTGTTACGATAATTATATCATGATCATCGCGCATCATCTCACCTATACGCGTCCAAAAGACATCTCTCTGGCTCATGTGCTGGTTTTGTACAATAAAGTTTCTATTTTTACTCATATTATTTGTTCTCTGCTAATTGCTCTCGGCAAAGCTGTATTTCTTGATCTTTTTTAGGCGTTCTTCCATGAGATAAAGGTTTATGTGAAAGAAAATCTATACCCTTACCTTTAACGGTATCCGCGATTATAACTGTGGGTTTATCTGTGGGTCTCCGTCGAATATCTGCAAACGCCTGTTCTATATCATTAAGATCGTTTCCATTTATTCTTTTTACTCTCCAACCAAAAGATTCCCACTTCTTATCTAACGGCTCCAACTTTAATAAATTTTCAGTAAAATCTAAGGTGCATTGATAGTTTCTATCAACTATTGCAACAAGATTATTAAGCTTGTGGTGTGCAGCAAACATAGCACCTTCCCAGACTGAGCCCTCGTAAGTTTCACCATCACCTAAAAGAGTATAAGTTAAATGTAAGTTTCTGTTTAATTTTGCTGCAAGGGCTGAACCCACTGCTATCCCAAAACCGTGTCCAAGTGAACCCGCTGAGATTTCTGCGCCAGGCACATCTTTCTGAAGGTGTATACTAAATTTACCCTCTTTTTGAGAGAAGCTGTTAAGTTCTTCTTTTGGAAAATAACCTCTATCTGCAAGCACAGCATACAATATGATAGCACTATGTCCCTTGCTCAAGAAAAATCTATCGCGCTCTTTCCAGTCAGGATCTTTAGGGTCATGACGAAGGTGACCGCCATAATATAAAGAAGTTAGAATATCTGTGCAAGATAAACCAGATGAAATATGTCCGTGCCCAGCATTTACACACATTTCAAACATATCTGTTCTAAGCTGTTTAGCTTTTTCTTCTAATTCTTTTATTTTTTTCATTTTAGTCACCAAGAATTTTTCTTTTTAATTTTATTTTAGTTTGCTCTTCGATATTATTTCTAATTTTCTTTCCGTAAAGATTTTCAATCTTATCCAAAAATCTAGGACTAGTATGGTACACATGCCAGGCATCATCTCTAAACTTTAATATTTGTTCTGGAGTGAGGTGCTCTGTTGGTTGTGGTTTGGTTTCATAAGAGTGAAATGAATAACCTATGTATCCCTCTGGGAGTTCATTACCATTTAAAACAGCTTCTTTATAAACCCTGCTTCCTGGTAACGCCATTACAGTATACATGTTAACAGCCATAGTGTTCAATTGCAAGCTTAAATCTAAAGTTTTTTGCATAGTTTCCATAGTGTCTCCTGTGAGACCAAATAAAAAGTTTGCTATGATACCCAGCCCAGCATCTTGAACTCTTTGGATAACTTCGGTGATATTAACATTCTCATACTTTCCTTTCGTCACCTCTAAGCGAACTTTTTTGTCTGCACTTTCAATACCGATACCCAGCCAATGTATACCAGCCTCTTTTAAGAGTTTTAAATTTTCTGGTTTGGCTATCGTATCAACTCTTGAATAAGCCCACATTTTTAATATTTTACCATAACCTCTTTCTTTGAGTAGCTTACAAAGCGGCAGGTAATATTTTTTATTAAGTAGGAACATTTCATCTGCAATTCTTAAAGTCTTAACACCCATTGCAACTAACTTATCAAATTCTTTAATAATAAAGCCTGGGCTCCAAAAACGCATTTTTGAATAATTTGAGGCGCTACCGATTGGGTCGTGATCGGTTCTATTAATCATATTTATCATACAAAAATTACACTTAAAAGGACATCCTAAAGAAGTATAAAGAGTCGCAAATGGGGTACGCTTGTCATGGTCATATTCAGCATGCCAGAAGTGGGATCTGTACATATCTAATGGCTTTTCCTTGTAAGGTAAAAGATCCCAAGCGTACCCTGGTAAGTGTTCGTCCATTTTATCTTGAGGTACCAATTTTTCAACCGGAGTTAAAAACGCTTTTCCCTCTTTCATGAACCCAATGCCCTTTACTGTTTCTAAAAGTGATATATCCTTTAGATCCTGTAGTTTTAAAAGATTCCACAGTGCATATACGCCCTCATTGCTAAAGATAATGTCTATTATATCTTTTTCTTTTTCTAAAGTCTCATACGGAAGTGCTTGAACGTGAGAGCCAACCACAGATATGGTAGACTCTAGACCCGCTTCTTTTAGCGCGCGAGCTAACATAACCGTTCCAGCCATATTAACCGTTCCTGCGTTTGGATTTTGCCCATAAACCGCAAAGCAAACCAATCTAGGATTCAATTCTTTAACTCTATCTACTGCCTGTTGAGTTGGTAACCTCTCAGCATTAACATCCAATATACCCACTTCATAACCAACAGAACGACAAGATTCAGCCAAAAGCAAGGACCATGTTGGTGTTTCAATTGCAGAGTAGACTTTTGATAAATCTTGATAGATCCCACTGGCGTTTCCAGGGTTTATAAATAAAACATCCATATTATTCCCAACTAATATCCCAATCTTTAAACTCTGCGGCTAAACAATCTATCTTATAATCTTTTCTGCCGCCCATTATTTCTTGTATTTTATTTTTTGATGTATTTCTAATTCCATTTAGACCATGGGTTAATTCAAGATTGTTACCATCTTTAATACCTTTTCTGTAGTTTGACTCATTGTGCCATATATGCAAATTCATTTGGGATAGAACAATAATCGCTCTTACGGTTTCTGCATCTATTTTTTCACAACTATCCAGGCATAGATCAATATCATGAACAATGTCTTTTATTTCTTTTGCATATTCCTCTTTGTGCTCTGGTATGAAAACCTCTTTTAGCTGTACTATAGACAGTCTATCGATCAACTCTGACAAAGTTGGTAAATATTTTCTATCAGTCATCTAGTTTTTCCTTTACTAAGTTTATAAATTTTTCAACCGTATAATTATCAACGGCTTTTTTGTAGGCACTTTCAACTATGTGTTCGTATTTATGCCAGTTAGAAGATATGTCTTCTATTAATAGCGGCAATTCCTCGTCTTTTTCAAAAAATATAAAATCTTTTCCCGCTTCAAACCACTTTTCATCTAAATCCCATGGGCTTTTCTTAACGAGCATTAGCATTCTATTAACAGCACTCTCTATCATTCTAGTTTTGTATTGTGGTACCCAGCCATTATCTATATCACAAAAAGCTTTACAATTAGTCCAATTTTTAATTGATTTAACGTTGGTTATCTGCTGTTGCGTGAGATATGCATGATTGGTTATTAAACAAATTTTAGTCTCTCTCATCAGTTTCCACATATCTTCTCTAGGCATGTTAACATTTGTTATGTATTTATCATAACCTGAATACCTAAATTCTTTGTGCCAGTATGAAGCACCTAAAGATAAAAAATTATATTTAAAATTTTTCATAGCATCTATGAAATTTATATGAGTTTGAGACGATACGTGTCCCCAGTAAATAACATCATAAACCTTCTCTGTTTTATTTTTAACTACTAAGTCTTCATTAAAGGGCATAAATGAAGGGATGAAAGTTTGTTTTTTTTGAATTGAATTTAACCAATCACAGGTATATGGACATATAGTGAATATTTTTTCAAAATATTTATCCATATTAGCGCTTATTTTAGCAAATTTAGGATCCCCTGTGTACCAAGCTGAAGGTTGCTCAAGATTCCAATAGGCTTTTTTTGTGTAACTTTTATATTTTTCTTTATGAATTGTTTTTTCAATACAACCCATACCATGAAATAATACTTTACCATCATCATCTTTGGAGTATTTATCAAAATTATAATGTTTTTCTAACGCATCACCATAACAACCATCATAATCTTCAATCACCAACATTTTTTTCTACCTGGTTTTTCACCCACTCATATGTTTGTTCCATTCCAGTTCTAAGTTTTTGTGTTGGCTCCCAGCCCATCTTATCTCGGTATAGCTGGTTATCTGAGTTCCTTCCGTGTACCCCTAGAGGACCATCGATATTTTCAATAGTCAGATTTTTTCCAGATATATCAATCGCCATTTTTGCAAAATTTTGTATAGTAATCATTTCTTCAGAACCAATATTAACTGGACCTTCAAAGTCTGAGTCTACAAATCTTCTGGTGGCTTCTATGCACTCATCAATATACAAGAATGATCTAGTACGACTACCATCACCCCAAACCTCTATAGAATCACCATCTTTTGTTTCCGCAGCCTTCCTACAAAATGCCGCCGGGGCTTTTTCTCTGCCGCCGGTCCACGTGCCTTGGGGACCAAAAATATTATGATATCTAGCAACTCTTACAGTAAGACCATGGTTTCTAGCAAACGCAAAGTAAAGTCTTTCACTGAATAACTTTTCCCAGCCATATTCACTGTCTGGGGCTGCTGGGTATGCTGAATCTTCAGAGCACTTTGGATTGCTTGGATCCATCTGGTTGTACTCTGGATACATGCATGCTGAAGAGGAGTAAAATATCTTTTTAACATTTTTTTTCGTAGCTTCATAGGCAACATTTAAATTAATCTGCGCAGAGTTGTGCATGATATCGGCATCATTTTCACCAGTAAAGATAAATCCTGCGCCGCCCATATCGGCAGCAAATTGATATACCATATCAAATGAATTTTCTCTGTCACTCTCAGATATTTGTTTTGGAGCAAACATCAATCTACTAACAAGGTTTGAATCACGTAAATCTCCAATAAAAAATTCATCACAAATGTCTTCCATATCCATGAATTCATTATATTTTAAGTCGACGCCGCGGACCCAAAATCCCTCTTCTTTAAGACGTTTTGCCATGTGACCTCCGATAAAGCCGCCGGCACCACAAACCAATGCTGTTTTCATTGCCTATCTCCTTTGATATTTAAATAAGTCGCCATAAATTTCTTTTAATTCAGATATTACACTATCCCTTTCAATAATTTTAACGTCAAATCCACTTTGTGCTAGTTTAACGGCATAAGCTAACTGCTGTGATTCAACCAACAATGTTGATTCAGGCTTATAGGTCACAGTGTCAAAAACTATTTGCTCGTCTAAATCTTGTTTTTTTATACCTTCTATAAAGTGTTTCACTTGAAAATCTAAATGCTTTAAATTACTCTCATCAGAAGCCAAGCTGATTAAAGCTTCTAGTCCTATATCTCCTGCGTATAGCGCAAGGGCTCTATTATCCCTTGGGAAGCAAGGTCCTCCATAGCCATACCCATAACCTAAGTATTTATTTCCTATTCTAGAGTCTGAGCCAATCGCCGATAGCACTTTTGAAGGATCACCGCCAGATGCTAGTACAATGTCGCCCACCATATTAGCATATGCTATTTTTGTAGTAAGAAAACAATTTAAAGATATTTTTGTGATCTCTGCTTCACGTGCGGACATTCTACAAACTCTCGGCTCGTTTAAAGTCATTTCTTCATACATTTTTTGAATTATATCACCAGCAACAGTTGAACCCTCCCCTATAAGAACCATATCTGGCTTTGCTTGATCTCTCAATATTGTGCCTTGTGCGATAAATTCTGGATTATATGAAACTGTATAACCATAGTCTTTAACTCTGTCGCTTACAGTATCACAATAACCCGGCATTGTAGTACAACATACTACAAAATGCTTGTTACTTTGTTGTTTGCCCAAAGACAATAAATTATCAACCAATCCGTCAACCTGAGAATGGTCGTACCTTCCATTTTCTAAAGATGGAGTAGCCACAACGACATACAAAACATCAGAGTGTTCCACTGTTTCTTTTAAATCTGTAGTTGCTCTGAAATTTGTAGAGTTTAATAAAGCTTTAGAAACACCTTGCTCCTCACTAATCAAATCTTTGTTATTGATTATATTAACATATTCTGGGTTTAAATCTAATCCAAGAACATTATATCCTGCTTTCTCTAAGGTAAGTGCGAAACACAAACCAAGCTTTCCGATGCCGATAACGGATACGTTTTCCATTTTATTCTCCTAATTTAAAAACGGGGATGGGTAACATTTTATGTTTATTTTTTGAATGAAAAGAGTTGTAAATATTTAAAACTTCTTGTTGTCTCTCAGACAAAACCTCATTTGATTCTGAGTCAATATAGGACATTGCCCACTCAAGTTCCTCATACGTAGCACCTATTTGTGACTCATCGGTTCTTTCGTCTTCCCAAAGACCATCGGTTGGTGGTGCGTTTAATATGCTTTCACTAACCCCTAAAGACCCTGCTAGGTCCCGCACTTGAGTTTTTGTTAAATCCGCGATCGGGCTAATATCAACGCCGCCATCACCATACTTTGTATAAAAACCAACGCCAAAGTCTTCTACTTTGTTGCCTGTTCCGACAACTAATCCTTTTTTACAAGTTGCCACATGATAAAGCAACATCATTCTCATTCTAGACTTCGAATTTGCACTTGCAAGCTTATTAGAAAAACCGTTCCAATTTATCATTTTTTCGAAAACATCGAACGATTCAGTTGCATCTATATGTAATTTTTCAACATTTTTATATTTACCACGTAGCCATTCGCAGTGTAATTCCGATAGATTTGTATTATTTTTTGAAGATTTGATCGGGATATCAATAACATATGTTTTTACACCAGACTCGGCGCACAAAGTCGACGACAAGGCAGAGTCAACACCCCCTGATACCCCGACAACAAAACATTCAGTGGAACTTTTGTTTGAATATTGTTTAAGCCAGTTTGATATTTTTGTTGATAAGTTTTTCATTATATTATCTTCCATTTAGCAGGATAAAAGCCTTTTTGCACCCTACCATCATCAGGTATTGAGTAGTTTGATGGCGCTACTACTATTTTATTTTCTTTGTCATTTAAATGAGCCGCCCAGTAGCCAAAAGACGTCATATGGGAGGTTATATGGTGATCACAATTTTTCATTATTGCAAAGTCTTCTATATCTGAATTACCTTCACAAAAAATAAATCTGCCATCCTTTAAATTACTTTTGCACCATTCCATATCACTTTGATTATTGTTAACACCCTTCCTACTTCCACCAGAAAAAACTAAAAACTTTACTTTTTGATCTTTAAAAATGTCCAAAGCAGGATAGAAGTATTTACCAAACTCACTATCACGTGTTAGTATATCACCTTCACCATAATAATTTAAATATTCTGGGTTGGTCCCGTCTGAATTGTCACCTCTTCTTATATGTACGCTTACTATTTTTTCATTATCTGTTTTTAGTTTTCCAACGTAATCTTCACCTAACTCTTGTAATTGCTTTTCAAGGCGCAAATCCTCTCTAATTTGCACATCAAATTTTTTAAAATATTGATAAGATTGAAAATAACCATAAAAATTTGTGTTGTCTGGAGCGTAGAAGACTTGAGGATGAAATGAAGTGTGATCTGGTTCAACAAAGTTTGTTGTTATTGAATGCTTGTCTCTTTCTGTTAGATAATCACATTTAATGTTAAACTTATCTAAAAGACACTTTTGATTTTGAAAAATTATCTCCTCTGGGTTTGGTATCTTAAGCTCGTGACCTATGGCTAGGGAAACTGATTTTAACATGGCGTATTGAAAAAGCTGGTTCCCTAGTCTACCAAGTTTTCCAAGCTCAGAAAAAGTTATCATCTTACCTCTATGTTTTTAAATAATTCAAATTCGGTTAAATCTCTATAGGGGGGATCTTCTGGTATATCAGGCATATTTTCAGGATAATTTTGCATTAGCATTAATCCTCTAACTGCTTGCTCTGGAGTCATATACATGTTCCAACCCTCTTCGTCGATCATATCCTCGTGATATTTCATACCATCTGTACGTCCCTCGTAGCGTCGCGCTTTTAGCCATTTAGCTGCTTTAGGATCATCAAGAAGAATCATACCGCCCTTACCTATTTTAAGGTGCTTTTTAATATGAAAAGAAAGACACATCATAGAACCTGGGATATACATGTTTGAGGTCAGTCTTTTTGCCGCATCATAAATCGGAAAAGGTTTAAGTTTATAAATGCCTTCCCACTCATAATCCTCAAAAACTAACTTGCCGCCGGCTTGCATAACAGACTGAGGTGGTGATAGATAAGTTCTTTTTGGCAGAATGACCTCTTTATCTTTCACGTTGTGCCACTTACACGCGAGAAAAAGAGCATTTGTACAACTATTCATCGAGACAGCGTAAGGTGCGCCCGTATAATGTGCTATTTCTTCTTCGAACATTTGCACAACTTTATATGGATTATGAAGCATCATCTTTCTCCAAAATGTAATATTTCTTTTTAAATCCGCATGATTCAAAAAGCTTCAAGCTAGCCTCATTATTAATTTTTACTTTAGCATGCGATTTAGGAAACAATCTCATTAACTCATTAACCATAAATTTACCAACTCCTACTCCTTGAAACTTTGGGTGTGTTGCAACTCTAATATCATTATCAATAACCCCAACATAACCTGCAGGTTCGTCATCAACTAAACATATGAAGTATTGAACTCCATGTTTTGACATAAATCTAATGTGTTCTTCTCTAGATATGTGATTTTGCTTAACAAAACCTTCTTTAACATCGGGATGGTTTCTTAAATCTCTTATAAAATCCCAATATATGTCTTTATTTGCTACTATTTTTTTCATACGCATGATTTAAAGAGGTCTGGATGTGGTAAATTGCTCCAAAAAGATTTTAAATAATCTCTTTCAATTGTTAGCCCTATGTAAGGATGAAGCGTCGTGCCTATATCAATATATGTGTTTTCATCATGATCCTTAAAGAGTTCATGGATTAAAACCTCACTTAGGCTACTGGCTGAAAATAGAAATATATGATCTTTTATATCTTCTTTAACAATCCATTTTTTTATATCATCAACCAAATGATGATCATTGACTATGCAATTTTTACCAACTCTAAAATCTTTTACTATATTAAGTTTCGTTTTGGATAAATCTGCATTCTGACTGCATATTAAAACGACTTTTCTATTCTGTAGTATGGGTACAAAATATTTTATAAAGAGTGGATAGTTTGAGTTAACTAACAAATTTGTAGACGTTAGATTTTCATCTAGCTCGCCATATAGGTCGTGCATCCAAGTAGCAAATTCTCTTGAAGCACAAGAGCAACCCTTACAGATACCCCCTACAAAATAATTTTTTTTCTTATATGTGTAAGCCTCAATCAGCTTATCTTTCAAAAACGAGTGCTTTTCTGGTTCAAAATGTTTGTAATCGTCGTCAGAATATCCAAAATTATAAGTTGTCTGTCCCATTATTACATGATCGGTGGCGAGCTTAAGTTCTTTATTTTGCATAATACAAATTTCACCGTCTGAAAATCTGGTAAAGGCAAAATTTTCTTTAGATTTCATTTTAATTAGCAGGCTTTTTAAGTCCTCTTTGAATTTCACTTTGTGACCTTTATGTACTTTTCCGGATTTAACGCCATATCATTTCGAAGATTTTCTGTTTTTATTACCTTAAATATCTTGGCTGCAGCATTACCATCTCCGTATGGGCACTCTCCCAATGGTACAGGTTGTTTGTTAATAACTTTAAAAATGCCGCTTAACTGTTCGGGAGTTGGAGATTTTATTGCAAAAGTTCCCAAGCCTTCTGTTCTTTCTGTTGTTTTTCTGCAGATTATACATTTCTTTTTAAAGAAAGAAGACTCTTCTTGTAGTCCACCGGAGTCAGTAATAACAAATTTTGATTTTGCTACTAAATTTATAAACTCTTTATGAGGCATTGGGTTTACAACTTTTACATTTTTTAAGATGTGTTTGTGCATTTGAACATTTGGATTCGGATGCATTGGTAGAATAAACTCTAGATCAGGGTTATCTTGTGCTAGTTTATTAATCTCTTGAAACCACTTGTGAATTATATCATGGTTTTCTCTTCTGTGCATAGTGACTAATATTTTATTTGTATATTCTGTTTTTACATCTTTTAAATTATCTAAAACAGTATTACCTACAACATGTATTTGCCCTGAAACCCTTTCATTTGATAAATTTTCTGCTGCAGTATCAGTTGGGCACAAGTGTATATCAGTCAGTCTAGCGATAGCTTGACGATTAAATTCTTCAGGGTATGGATCTGATATATTATAAGTTCTCAAGCCAGCTTCCAGGTGAACCACTTTTAATTTTCTATGAAATGCGGCGAGGGCGATTGCAAAAGCAGAGGTTGTGTCTCCTTGGATCATAACGTGTGTTATATCTTCGTCCCAAATACCTGAATTAAGCATAACAGAACCTACTATAGAATCTAAACGATTACTACTTTCACTAACTGTCAGTCTCACATCTGTTGACTCAATTACGCTTTTTGGTAATAAATCAACGTGCTGACCTGAGAACAAAGTTTTGTACGGTATATTATTTTGTACAAATATGTCCATTACAGGTTTTAGCTTGATCCACTCTGGTCTAGTACCAAACGCTATTAAAAACTTCATTCAAACCACCTCGGATAAGGGTCACAATTGGCTTTTTTAAAAGCCTCAACAAACTCTTTCTCCCAACTTTTGTTTACCATAGAGTCACTAGGTCTTCTTGGCGGGAGATAGATGTTTAAGTCATTGTCTAACGTTTTTCTCAATATGTCAACAACAAATTCACTATCTGTGTGTTTTTTTATTTTAATATCCCATTTGGAGTTTTCTTTAGGTTGATAGATTCCATTTAAATAATCAAATAGCGCATCTATTGTTAGATTATCTGCAGTATCACAAAACATTTCCATAGTGCAATCTGCATCGTAAGAAAACTCTTTTGTTACCAATATTTTACCAGAATCAACGACTTTATCAAGTTCCATAATGGATATTCCCCATTTGCCTGTATTTAGCATTCTACCCCAAACATACGAGGCGCCACCTTGAACATATGGTAATACTGCACCATGGTTACCTATAACTTTGTGTTTATTTAATATGCTTTCAGGAACTATTCTAGAGTCTCCCAAACAAACAAGCAAATCTAGATTGATTTTTAATAAATTATCCCAATTATCACTATCATCAAAGGTTATACCATTTATATCACAAAAGCCTTTTAAAGGTACAAAATTTACTTTATTTTTAGCTTTTTTTTCTGGTAATCCAAACACGTATGCAACATCATAACCGTCATTTATTAATCCCACTAAACCTTTTTTAGTTATTTTGGTGTTGCCTATTATTCCTATTTTCATTTCATATCCAATACCTTGTCTGCAAATCTAGACGCTACTTCGGTATACCCTTCGTTATCAAAGTGAACCCCATCGATTAAATATTTTTTCATTTTAGACAAATCACATACTTCAAAATTCAATTCCTTAGATAGCTTAATAATTTCTGCGGAATAGATATCAACGTATTCTCTGTTTGATTGATAGTAGGGTGAGAACTCTAATTCCGGGAGTGTACCAACAATAGGCGTCATCCCATTTGCCCTAGAAGATAATATAATTTGTCTTAAATTATCCCGATAGACCGGGAGTGGTGTTGGCTTTTTCGTATCGTTTGTTCCAATCAAAAGTAACATAATTTTACAACTTCTGTTTGACTTCATTATACCCCAAGATCTTCTTAAAAGATCGGAACTAGTCTCTCCATTAATACCATAGTTGTGACAAATGTAGAACTCACCTGTTTTCTCACTTAGAATTTTCCCTAATTCTGCAGGATAAGATCTACCATAGCGATCTCTAGCTCCATAAGTCAAAGAATCACCTAAACAAAGTATTTCATTCCAAATCATTTTTTACCTCTGCTTTCACGCTGTTAACTGTATTCCATCCACCAATAATAGAATTGTTGATGCAATTGTCTCTTTCACTAAAAAATTGTTGATGCGAGACCGCTTGATTATTTGAAGTTGCCTTTGAGTCGACACCAAGTTCATATCCAAGCAAAGATCCATGTAAACTTTTATCTTCTGGTGGATGTGGTGGACAGTAAGTTTGCAAACCACCATATTTTTGAGTTGTGTAAGAAAAATGAATATCTTCTCCATTGTCCCAAGTTGGAGGCTTTTCCCTCCACAGGTGAGATAGCCACTCACGCTTAAAAAACCATGCGTGACCCACATAGTCAACCCTCATAGTTTCTTTATTTTGACGCGGCCATCCAGCACGCTCTGGCTCATATTGCATGGCTCTTGGACCGGTTTGAATATAACCTGCACTTCCTAAGATACCCTCATGGTTTTTTGTTGTTTCAAAACAGTTTTCAAACCAACGCTCTCCTGGTATAGTATCGTCATCAAATATACCAACATACTCAGTATCTGCTAATAATGCAGCTGCAAATCTACCATAAAATTTCCAGTTATAATCATTATGAAATATTCTATCCACCCCTAATGTTGTAAAATCAAAATCATTATTTTCAGGATGATCATTTACCCAAAGCCAAATTTGTTTTGGCTTAATTGTTTGTTTTTTTAATGCCTCAACTTGCATTTTTAAGTTATAGGGACGCCTATAGGCGTTTAATATCACAGTCAAGTCACCAATTTTCTGTGTCCTTTCTTTAGTCAGATGATCATAAACCGTGTTCACAACTTTTTCTTTTTTAGTACGAATAAAATAAATAAGTTCTTTGCCTTTATGCTGTGAGAACCACGACTCACTGGTGCAACCTAGATTACCATTTGTTTTAAGAGAACAATTTAACATTCTTGCTTCAATTGCCAATCTACAAAAACTTTCAAGAACCTTGGGGAAAAACACCAGACCCTCATAGCGAGATAGAGTTGTTATAAACGTGTGGTAATCAGGAGAAGATATTAATTCATATTGTAAATTATTTTTTTTGCAAAAACTTACAGATTTTTGAGTAGATTTTATAGGGTTTATTGAATCAATTATTGCGTACTGTTTTGTTTTTTTCGCATTTGAAGCTCTTTCTAAAGTATCTAACTCTTCATCAGACCATATACTACACCCAAGATTTACAATATTATTTGATTTTATGTTTTTCTCAACCACCTCAGAATGTATTTTAGACTGACAGAAAACAGATTGAGCGTTTTTATAAAAAGATAAATTAATTAATCTATCTTCTGGTGCAAGATGGTTTTTATATCTAGACACATCCCTATCTATAGTATATTTGTGGTCATGTTCAAATATAAAGTATTTGCAAAGACTAAGTGTATCTAACGCTTTAGGGCGAACTCTAGTAAAATTTGATATCAAAAACGTCTTATTTATATTAGATTTTATGAACTCTGGAGTCACACTGTGTGACTTTATTTTTTCTACATTTAATCCTTTTTTGGATAAAAGGTTTATTAGGTGACCATCAACTATTTCTGCGCCACCTTTTACCTCATCAACAAAAAAATCTGATATAAAAATTATGTCCATTAACCAAACTCTACCAAATCTTCTTCAATTGAAAAATCCATTGCTAGCCAAGGAAACACAAATGAATTGAATTTATCATATTGTTTTTTCACTTCAAACTCTTCATGAATCCATTTTTTCAATTTTTTAGCTTGAGACTTAAACCTACTATACTCTTTATAAACCTCTCTGAGTTTCATTTTATAAGAACCTTGCTGTGGGTATGCCCACATTGAACCGGCTTCCACAACACCCTCCCACACTGCTCCTTCGGGTATTGGCTGAAGTTCATATTCAATTCTTGCAAAATGAGGTCTTGTTTTTACTTTACCTTTTTTATTTTTTGTAGGCTTGTACAAGAAATCTAAATGCCCAGACCAATCTGTCGCAATAACTGGTAGACCAGAATATGCTGCTTCAAACAAAGGAAGTCCAAAACCTTCGCCGTGAGTTAAACTTACTAAAGCGTTTATCTTTTTATGGTTATAAAGAGAGTGCATTTCTTCATCGCTAAGGTCGCCATGCATAAGATATACTTTACATTTTCTATTTTCATATTTAGATAAGGTTCTTTTAAGCTCTTCCTCTATGGCGTTTTTATCCATCAGGCAGCCGCCTCGGATGAATGTTTTAACTACCAACCCCACGTCTGGATTATCAATAAATTCCTCAACAAACCAGTGGACAGTAGCGCCTAAATTCTTTCTAGGACCCCACTGAGCGACAGTTAGAAAATTAAAATCCGTAGTCAAATCAAAATTTTCGAGTGGCGCTAGGTTATCTAAAATATGTTTTTTAACCGGGTAATGTACTATTTCTACTTCTTTTACGCATTTAAGCACGGCTGGTTGACCTGTTCTTTGATCGATCCCCTCGTAGACTGTATTCAAAAACGTTTGCTTGGAATGCTCAGATATTGTAATAATCTTATCCATTTCGTTGCACTTGGCTAGCCATATTGGAGCTACTTTTGTTGTTTCTATTCCAGCGGTAACTCCGATATTTACTGGTGCTAAACGCTCCCATTCATTTGGTATTGTAACTTGAATTGACATATCATATTGATTGCTATGTTGGCTGTACACTGCTGTTTTTTTAATCAATGTATCAATCCATTTTCTTTCTTCGGAATCTTCCCAAACCCATGCAGATTGACCCCAATTAACAGGGATTAAATAAACATCTAAAGTTTCAATTTCTCGGAGTGCTCGCAGAACGAACCTACAATGTTCGCCGTAGCCAGTTCTTGTTAACGCGGGTCCTCGTACTAATACTTTCATCAAGCAACCTCCTTAAGGGTCCATCTTTTGGTGTATTTTCTAGTCTCCCAAGAGCCTTGCTCTTCATAAATTTCGGTCATCAAATCAACCCAAGTTTTATTAAAATTTTCAAAATTATAATTTTTCATTACATGTTCTCTGCCCAAAAGACCTAGATTTGTTCTTTCTTCTTTTGACATGTTAAATATTTTTTCCATAGCCCCAGTTACATCTTCTCCATTTAATCGATCCTCGTAAATCCACGGAATCTGTTGGGAACCAATAATAGCTTTTGAAGATGGGTATAATGGAATACCAAAATTGTTTTTTCCGTCAGTAACTTGTTCTTGCAAGCCACCAGTCATGTTCACAATGATCGGAGTTCCGCAAGAAAGAGATTCTAGAGTGGCTAACCCGAACCCCTCTGCATCAGAAATATTTACTGTGCAGTCTGCTATGTTGTAAATCATCGATAGTCTTTTTAAATCAACTTTCTCTTGGCTAAAGAGTACTTCGCCATTAGTTAAGCCTAAATGTTGAATGATTTCTTGCAGATCTTGTCCGTTAGGATCTTTAATTTCTGTATGCATTATCAAGCATGCTTTGTCTTTTCCAACTTTTTCTAGAAAATCATTGAACCAAAAAATTAAGGAACCAGATTGTTTTCTCCTTGCATTTCTATTATTCCAAAAGAATACAAACTTATCTGGATCATAAAAGTCTCCAAATACAGACTTCTTAAACTCTTTTAGTAATTCTTCATTTTCAATTGGTTTAAAAAAGTTACTATTAACAGCATGAGGAACGTACTTAGAGTTAACGGATGGAGCAACAGTTTTAACAATGTCGTCTGTTACTTTTGAAATTGTTGCAATGAAGTCGGTCGACTCATACAATAATTTATTAAAAGTAGGATAGGGATAATTGTCCCACACATGATAATAAACCATAGGTATAAGAGGTCTAATTTCATTTTCCATCTCCCACAGCCAGCCAAAAAATCTAGGATCGGTCATAAACCAAATAATATCTGGTTTTTCTTGGCGAATAAAAGATCTAACCATTTCTTTATTACCATATCCATCAACAGGATACATAATCCAGTCTTCACCATATTGATCTGTTTTGATTGGGTCGTATTTAGGGTGTTTAATTGCACCACCAAAAGAGCGGATTTGAAACTTGCCACTCTTCAATAATGCTTCGCACATATATCTAGTTTGTGTCCCTACGCCAGAGGGAGAGAGAGGCATATCACTTAAAGTGAGCACCTTAATTTTTTTATCCATTTAAACCTCACGAGCAATGTTTTGATTTGTAGTATTCACATACGCCATATTTACCGTAACATGAAAGTCTATTCTTAACGTAATTGCATTTATCGATATTATACACTGCTTTGTCTAGTAGTTTAAGAGCATTACCAATTTTCTTTTCGCCATTTGTAACTTTAAATATTTCTACGTTGCTTTTCTTTGCCGTTCTTTTTAATAGAGCGAAGTGTGTGGTTACGTCTTTATAACTTTTACCATGTTTTTTTGCCCAAAAATGCTTATATAGAGACAATTGATAGGTAATCATTTTATCAGTTTTTTTTCTGCTGTCCCAGCCCCAAGAGCAAGTCTTCCAATCTATTACATGAAATTTTTTTGTATCAGGGGTGTATATTACCAGATCCACGAAGCCTTTAAATTTTTTCTCTATTTTGCCCTCTATATCCTCGTATAAATTTTCCTCAACAGATATTAATTTAAATTTACCAAAATTA